GAGTTGGAAGCATACTTAGGATATCCAATTGAAATTGTAAGTTGAGGTAAATGCTCATGAAACCAAACCCACAATCCGAATCCATCCGCATCCGATTTTCCGAAAAACAGAAAAAAAGGCTCCTGGAAGAGAAAAACCGAACAGACAGGAGCGTATCGGATATTGTGAGACAAGCAGTTGATGAATATTTCGGGAGGAAAAGACGTGATTAAATTTTTCTTAAAAAATAAAAAAGTCGTTTCGGAAACAAACCAAGCATATGAAAATGTTGGACAGGAATCCCCGGCAATTCGGAAACTGGTGAAGCCAATTCACGCAAAAGCAATATTAGCTGATGGAAGATTGTATGATACTCAAACTGCCACATATGTTTGTGAGTATGGAAATCTTTCTTTGTTTGTTACAAAGAATGGCAGATGGTTTGGCGCAAAATCAAAATCTGAATTAGCTGGTTATAGTGTTGATGAAAACGGAGACAGAACCGCCGAGTACAAAGTGATGTATTATGACTTGGAATGTATTGATAAAATTTTTGTGATGCAACATCTGTGGTATTACAACCATAAGCTTTACAAGAAATATTTCGGGGAGGTGGAAGAAGGATGAGTGTCGCAAAAATCACAAACCCCAACCCCTATGGCTGGATTGGAACGAAATGCTTCATTGATGGAAAAGAAGTTCCGAGAGTAAGATCAATAGATTTTCATGTAGCAGTAGATGAAGTTCCAGTATTTGAGTTTGAAATGATGGCTGTTCCAGACATTGAAATGGAGTGCTTGGCACAAATTAGTGTCACTTCTCAATCAATTACTGATGCAATTTCAGTTTTAAGGCACGAACTGCTACAACACGGAGAAATTTACAATGGATTCAAAGCAAGCCTAAAATCGGCTTTAGAATCATACAATTACTGTGGAATGCCATTTGAGCCAGAGGAAGAGATTGCAGAAAAAATTCTGGACTTCTTAATTGGGGAGGAAAAAGAAAATGAATGCACTTAATGTAATCGGAACAGCTGTAAATCTTGCATTTTTCGTTCTGGTTCTTGCCGGTACTTTAGCCATACTGGACGAAGAAGGAAAGACAAGCGTAATACAGATTTTATTCTGTATTTGTTTAGAAATATGTTTCGCACTGAATATTTTCTTAATTTGCACGAGGTGACAAATGTATTTACCGATTCCAATTGGAATTATCCCGATTGAGTTAATCGAAAGGGTTAAATTCATAAAAGCACAGCTTCGACTTAATCCATGTAGGCTCGGGAAAGCCTATGAAAGTGATAAGTCGAGGCATCCAGAGTAGCGAAAGCTCTTATTGATGAATACGCCAGGAATTATTAAATATTTGGAAAAGAAAATTCCCATCCTGGAAAAGAGTAATCGGTAAGAGCGGAAAATTTATATACTTGTTTAGCTTAATATCACGACTTCCCCGGTCTTAATGGTGCGCCGGGGTTGATGGGCTATCGCCAAACGGTTAAGGCATAGCACTTTGACTGCTATATTTGCTGGTTCGAATCCAGTTAGCCCAGTTTGCGGTTTTGTTAATTCCGCAAGTGTTCTTTTTGAAACACTTTTTACTCCGGTCTTCTAGCCCAACGGGGCTGATTAAAGGGGCTTCAAATGTCCCGGAAGACTTTCTGAAATCTAAAAGCGTTTCAGAAAGCCTTTGTTGCGGCTGGTGGTCAAGAACTGCAACAGTGCCGGATTGTTTGCCATGGCGGTCAAATAATTCGGTATCTTAGGAAGCTTAGTTCAGCGGTAAGAGCAACGGCCTCATAAGCCGTAAGTCCTGGGTTCGAATCCCAGAGCTTCCATTTCTTCTAAATGCCATTCATCCGTAATATGGGTGGAAAAAACTTCCAGTTGAGTGTGTGGATTGGGTAAATTTAGGTGCGATACGGCGTAGCTTAAATGGATCTGATTTCCCGGCTGGTATATCTCTGAGTTAAAAATATTAACGCAGCGCACGTTAATAAAAGGAGTTTTCAAGAGATGCCGTTCTAAGACGCATAAAAATATCCAGTGAATCTACAGCACTAAAACTTGTAGATAGTGGAAAGCATAACACGATAAACCTATTGCTAACCCGGTTTTTCCGGGTTCCGGCAGGATAGAGAAGTGGAATCTCGCAAGGCTCATATCCTTGAGAACGGCGGTTCGAATCCGTCTCCTGCAATTCCATCTACCAGGTGTAGATAGGATATCTTACTTTAGCATAGCTATTGTTAGTTCTTGCACATAAATGCGGATGCGTTTGTGTGCATTCGTGCAGGCATATAGACGCAACTCACTAGCGATCTTGTGCAAAAACTTTTTAGAGAGATAAGACCAATGCCCGTGAGGAGTGGTAGTCGGGGATTCTAAAAAAATCATCTAGTTTAGCGTTTTATGATGAAAAAAGAAACATAGCTCAGTGGTAGAGCAATGATATTGAATATCATGTGACACAGGTTCGATTCCTGTTGTTTCTATCTGGCAAATTGCCATTGCCAGAAGTTACATTTCCCCCTTAAAGTTCCAGTGTTTCTCGTTGGGAGATTTATGCTGTTCAAGTCGGCACACTGGATTTTTCTAAATTGAGGTAATTTATGAACGAAAAAAGTTGCAAGAATTGCAGAAAACATGATAACTTCACATGTGTTTGCTTCAATGGTGATAGCAAACATTGTGCAGACTTTACGGGATCAGAGTTTTGTTGCGAGTTTTGGGAGGGAAAAGAAGATGGAAAACAAGATGGAAAAAAAGGAGACATAGTACCGATGAGCGAACTTTCTGAACTTATAAATAGAGGTGGTTTAATTGATGATTTTAAGATAGAAAAATCCAAAGATGAACCACCTACACAACCAATAAAGTTAGCTGATTGGCTGATTGACAGAGGATTGAAAGATGGAATTCGTCTGTATGGGAAAAATGATCTTAGAAAAATTGCAAATTACTTACTGATTTACTGTGGTGATGAAAATGATTGAAGTATGCGATAAAGAAATAAAAGACGAATGTTCAAACTGCGGGAATATCCTTGAATGCGAGCTGTTCCGCCAGGGACATGGCATAAAACAGGAACGTGAAAACATAGCTAAAATGATTGCCTGCCAGATGAAGCATAGGGAGAAGAGGGAATTTGAATGCTAGATTTACTTGATAAACGCAATTGTCCTGTTTGCGGTGGAATATTGAAATGTGAAAATGCCGATTTCACAAACCCTTTTATAGAAAAAGGACTCTTTTTAAATGTGACATGGCAATGCACCAATTGCGGCGCTGAATATACTGCAAAACTTGAATTAACTTCAAACGGATATGATGTGCAAGACCGTGAAGCACATATTGATGTAGAGGATAATTTTTCAGCCGAAAAATTTATGCTTGGAAGAGACAATTTTCGAAGACAGAGGTGGTAAATATGAAATTTGAGGATATGGCAAACTGGACAGAAGAACAGTTGAAAAATGAAGTTGTTCGTTTGGCTGATGAATGCGAGAAAAAACAGCATATAATCCTGGACTATAAAGCTTTATCGGAGACACTTAACCAAAAGCTTCTTGAAAATGATAACTGGAAGATTCCGATTGATGGAATTGAAAATGTAGATACTGGTCATCCATCTATAGAATGGTATGAACAACGACACCAGGATGACTGTATTAGAATCAACGAGTTAACTGTTACTGTTGACACATTGGTTGACCGATACGCTAATTTAAGGAAAAACAAAGGGATGTGCTGATATGGGTGAAAAGGAAGAATTAAAGCATTTCTTTACATGTAATGGAAAAGTTATTGAAACAATACCAGAGATTTCAATTTCGGATGGTACTGTTATCGAAGGCGGTATTCTTCACAGAAATGAGGACGGTACACTTTGTAGCATAGGCAAGCCATTAAGTATTGAATTTGAATGTAAATTCAGTGATGAACTATTTTGGACACTAGTTGCCCCAGACCGAATAAACCAGAACAATTTCCGTAAAATACATGGGATTCCGAAGCGGAGGAAAATTAATGGATCAAGAAAAAATAAGCATTGAAGAAGCCATGAAAATTGGTTTTAAGAAAATACCAAATAACTGCTTAAAAATGAATAAAAAGCCAAAATTTAGACAAATTGCTGGAAGAAAAGGGAAACGGAAATTTGATAATGTTTTTAAATCTGTTGCGCGGCGAATGATAAAAAGGGCAGCCAAAGAGGGAAGACCAATAAAGCATAAAAGAAATAGAAAGGTAAATAAATGAGCATTAAATCAGCATTAGAATCCGAAGGGATAGATTTTTCTGAATACATGAACCCACCCGAGCCGTGGAATGGACAGGCATTATTGAGGAATATCAATGGAGTGAAATACGCCTGTTGCCCTTTTTGCGAAAAGAAAGCACTTCTGATTAGTCCAGAAACAAAAATTAGGCATCTTAAATTGAAGTGCAAGGGAAGTAACTGCAAGAAAGAGTTTGAGGTGAATGTATGAGAATTGTGGTTAAAAGGATTCCGATTGAGATCATCGAACTTGGAATAGAAACATATGCGCAGATTGATATCGAGGAAATTCTTCTTATATCTTATCCGCCAATTACAAAGACCGTTTTAAAATTTTATACTGAGTACATTGCGTTTGAATTCCAAAAGGAATATTCAGTAAAAATAAAAAATGATGATGCAGTGATAAAATGTTATAGGGGAAACACTTTGAACACTTTCATTCAGAAAGACGCAGGTGAAAGAACTGTTGCTGAATGGCGCAAGGTTATATCGCGTTCAAAAAACACTCCGTACATTGTTAGAACTATTAATTCTATAAAAGTGCCTGATGAAGATGCTATTAAAGCGATTGCAAGTGATGCGACAGAACTTCAAAAGACTAAACCTGTGGAACTGGACGAACTTTCGGAAGAAACCAAGTTTAGAATTTATAAATTAATTGTAAATGAAATTGGAAAGCATTTTTACAATTGCGAGATGCGTATGTCATATAAAGACTTTATACTTGTTGAGGATTGCATCAGAAAAGTTTTGCAAGGAGAACAAGATGAACACAAAACGGATTAAATGTATTTTGACAGGTGGATGCAAGTTCAAAAGTTCGGATACAGAATCGAAATGCAATGATAAAGAAAAGACTTGCACCATTACAGAAACTTGCTACAAATGTGGGAAGAAGTACACTGCCGTATTTACCTACAAACAGCTAGGTGTTCCAGATTAGGAGAAATGTTGTATGGTAGAAATATTTGCAATTTTTGCTTTTGCGTTATTTATATTATTTTTAACTACATGGCGAAGTGATGAAAAGCATGGCATTTCGTATTGGATAGAAATTGTAATATTTGGAATAATCATAACCGCTATTGGAGTGACGCTTTCGCTTTTTATACACGTAATAGGTTTAGCGTTAATTTCAATATTTTCAAGCGTGTTTATTGGATAGTAAAGAATACCGTAGAAATAGTTTATATTATCAAACCTATATATAACTTTAAAGCAAGTGAATAATAGTCAAGAGAGCCACATGAGAGCCAGACTAAATCCTAAAAAGAAAGGAGGTCTGGCTCTATTTTTATGGGAAAAATTACAGAAGGCTCGATTGAATGGTATCGGGCAGTTTTAAATCAGATTATCAGTAGTGACATGACAATCTATCAAAATCAAAAAGATTGCCTTGATTTGCTCTTAAATATGAATATTGACCTTCCTTTCAACGAGAATCAAGAAGCACGGAAAATGGCTATGAAAGTAAGTCAATACTCACATAACATAGCAGAGAAGTGTGCTGCATTAACTGGAAGTGGTAATTTTGACGATATCTATTGGCAGTATTTGCTACTGGAAGCACCACATTTATTTGAAAGTTACTTGCTTTATATGGAGAAAAATAGACCGGACAGCAAGAAATTTTATATTCCACGAAAAAAAACACTACATGTGGTAGCCAAAGACCTACAAGATTTGGAAGAAAGAAAGATAGAGTTTTACGGCTTATCACTCCCAAGCCGTGTTGGAAAATCTACTATGTGTATTTTCTTTATGTCATGGATAATGGGTAAAAGACCAAATAGCCATAGTGCCATGGGTGGTCATTCTGGAAAACTGGCAAAAGGATTTTACGGAGAACTTCTTAATCTCATTAATACACAGGAATACAACTATAGTGAAATTTTTCCACAGTCGAAACTTCAAAAACAGAGTGCTGATGATTTTGAAATAAACCTGGACAAGCCAGATAGATTTGCAACAATGACTTGCCGTGGTATTGAAGGTACTTGGACAGGTGCCGTTGATATTTCTTCCGATGGTTATTTGTATGTGGATGACCTTGTAAGAGATAGACAACATTCATTAAGCCCCACCCGATTAGAAAATACATATCAAGAATATCTGAATAAGATGGTTGACCGTAAGATTGACGGCGCAAGGGAGCTTATGGTTGGAACCAGATGGAATTTATATGACCCTCTCGGAAAAATCGAGAAGCTAAATCACGATAATCCAATGTATCGGTTTAGAAAAATTCCAGCTTTGAATGATGAGGGTAAATCGAATTTCGATTATGAGTATGGCGTTGGATTTTCAACAAAATATTATGTCGATATGAAAGCTAGATTAGACGCTAACGAATGGGAAGCCAAATATCAGCAAAAGCCCTTCTTACGTGAAGGAATTGTGTTTGCAGCTGACGAATTGAGATATTATAACGGCGTTCTTCCAGAAGGTGGATTTGTTAAAAATGTTTCTGCCTGTGATGTTGCGTGGGGTGGCGGTGATAGCTTATCAATGCCAGTGGGCGCAGAATACGAAAATGGAGATGTGTATATTTATGACTGGATTTTCAGCACGGCACCAAAAGAAGGAACATTGCCATTAGTTGTTGGAAGAATCATGGGTAATAATATTCAATCCATCAATTTTGAAGCAAATAATGGTGGCGATATGTATGCCTATTATGTAAATGAACGGTTGAAAGAACATAAATACGCTTGCAGCACGACCAGTACAAAAGCACCTTCAAAACAAGCAAAAAAAGAAAAAATAAATCAGTATTCCGGGGATGTTAAGCAAAATTTTATATTTTTGGCTCCGAAATATCAAAATAAACAGTATCAAAAGGCTATGGATGAATTAACTACATTCGTCTATATTGGTGATAATGAACATGATGACGCTGCCGATGGAGTTACGCAGCTTGCAATAACGCTTGCCGGCAAAAGATTTGCAGAAGTAAAAGCAACCAAAAATTTTATGTGGGGAAGGAGATAGAGTATGATGACTACAGCTCAATATTTACGACAAATTGAAAATTATGATAACAGAATCAAAAACAAGCTTATCGAAGAAGAACAGCTCAGTTCTCTTTCCACAAGTGTATCTGCAATTCCAGTTGGGGAAAAGGTGCAAACTTCTGTAAAACGTGATCCGATGGGAGACATGATTGCGAAGATATTTGATCTGCGAGAAGAGATTTCAGAAATGATATCTGAATTTTTACAAAAAAGACAAGAAATAGTCCGAACTATAGAACAGGTTGAAGACCCATTACTATATGACATATTATTTAAGCACTATGTTGAGTACAAATCTTTGGTTCGCATTGCAGATGAGATGGGTTATTCAGAGATTCACATTAAAAAAAAGCATTTAAAAGCCATAGCAGAAATAAAAAAGATAAAAGGTTTCGAAAGATGATACCGAAGTATACTGAAAGATACTTTTAATATGTGTAGAATATAAAGTAGAGCATTGGATTAAAATATCCAGTGCTTTTTATTTTACAGAAAGGATGGTTCGGCTCGTGAGAAATACAATGAATTTTGTAGATTTATGCCGAGGTGAATTCGGGAGAAAAGTAGCCTACACAGGTGTTGACCGAATCACTCCACAAAATGTAGTGAAAGTAGTATCAGACACTATTGGCATACATAATAGAAATCGAACATTAATTGATTATCTGTATCGGTACATGAAAGGCGATCAGCCGATATTATACCGAAATAAAATAGTCCGTCCAGAAGTTAATAACAGAGTGGTAGAAAATCACGCATTTGAAACTGTAAAATTTAAAGCTGGGCAGATTTGCGGGGAACCAATCCAATATGTATGCAAAAAGAAAAATGCAGACAAAAAAATAAATGAGCAAGTTGACCTTCTGAATGATTATCTTGATGAAGCCAATGCAGATGCAAGAAACATCCAAAGGGCAATATACCAGAGCGCAACAGGAACTTCCTATAAGGCTATTCTGAAAGAAGAGGATTGGACAAAAAACGGAGATTTACCACCGTTTAGAATCTTCATTCCGTATCCAGGTGATTGTTACATTGTATACTCACAGAGAAATGGGAAACCAATGCTTTCCGTACAGATTTTAAAAGATGAAGATGAACAGCAATATTATTTATGTTATTCAAAGAACCAGTTTTTTGAAATCAAGAATGGGAAAGTAACTAACTACGGCATCAATGGTTTTGGCGGTATTCCAATTGTTGAATGCCCGAATAATCATGACAGGCTTTCAGATGTTGAAATTGCAATCACATTATTTGATGCAATTAACAAATACCAGTCTGACAGATTAAATGGCGTGGAACAGTTTGTGCAATCCTTTATGAAGTTTAAAAACTGCGAGGTAGACAAAAACGAGTTTTTGGAAATGGTAAAACTTGGTGCTATCTCTGTTAAAGATACCGGAAATGGCTGTCAATCGGATGTTGAACTGATGACCGCTGAACTGAATCAATCAGAGAGCCAGGTTGCAAAGGATGATATCTACAATAATATGCTGATTGTGGAAGCAATGCCAAACCGACAAAGCAATAGCGGAGGAGATACAGGAAATGCTGTATACCTTCGTAATGGATGGGATTTTGCAGAGAGAGATGCAAAATTGGTAGAAGCATTCACCAAGGAAGCTGAAAAGGAATCTGCCAGAATTATTCTGAATATTATCCGTGGCACATCAAAAGATGTTAATATCTCAACACGAGATTTCGATGTGAAGATAACCAGAAACCCAACAGACAATATGCTTGTAAAAGCACAAGCGCTTGATTATCTGTTCAAAAATAAAATTCATCCGCTTATTGCATTGATTACTTGTGGGCTTTTCAGTGATCCGCAGAAAGTCTACGAAATGAGTTTACCGTATCTGGGAACTATTTACCCGGAACTGGCAGACCCGGAAGCGGAAATGCAGAAAGCACAGCAATTACTTGACGGAAAGTTTCAAAATCCGTCCAAAACAGAACCAATGGCAAATTCTCCATCTAACGAAGAATGAACCAAATTTCGATTATTTAAGGAGTTTTAGAGAAATCTAAGGCTTCTTTTTTAATACCCAAAATCAAATAAATTGCAACAGCCCGTGAGCGTAAATCGGGTACAGACCATGTGCGGAGCGAACCGTGTTGAAAAAGCGTATTGGACTGGAAGAAAGGAGATTTCAATGACAAGAGAACAGGCAAAACAGGCACTTATCGGTATGGGAGTTGCAGAACCTTCCGAGGAACAGGTTTCTAAGCTTCTTGATTCTATTTCTGCTGAAACTAAGAAAGAGAAAGACAAAAATGTTTCTCTGAAGGAAAAAGCTGAAAAAGCAGATTCCCTGGAAAAAGAGTTGGAAGAGTTGAAAAAGCAGAACATGACCGAAGCAGAACGGCTAGAAGCTGAACGCAAGAAAGAAAAGGAAGCAGTGGATAAGGAGTTAGCTGATTTGAAAGCTGCGCTTGCAGAATCCAACAAAAAAGCCCTTACCAGTGAAATTACTTCTATGTTCGCAAATGCAGGACTTTCAACCGAAACATACGCGAGTGCTATTAAAGCATACGCATCTGCACCGTATGAGAAACCAGAAGATGCAATGAAAGAAGTCGAAACTTTTGTTAAGGGAGTTTCCGAAGCAAATAAAACAGCACTTGATACCGCAAAAGCAGCTTGGGAGAAGGAAGCATTGGAAAACACTCCGAATCCGGGTGGTGGTAGCGGTGGGAAAGCTACAGTAAAAAGTGATGCTGCTGAATTTGCAAAAGCTTACTCAGCAAAAAAGAACCAGGAAACTAAATCAGTGGACGGTAACGCCCCTGTAAATATTTAAGTAAAGGAGATATAAATAATGGCTTTTATGAAAACAGAGCAGTATGAGTCCACTCCAAATATTCTTGAATCTGAGGTCGGACTTGTACTCAAAACCTACACAGCAGACCAGACAAATGCTGAAACAGTTGGAACTAAGAAAATTATCAAAGCAGGTTCCGTATATCCAACAAATGCGACAGGCGCAATCGGCATTGTATTTGAAGATGTTGATATGACAGATGATACCAAGAGACCAATTTCTGTGATTGTCTCAGGACGTGTTCTTGAAAAGAGACTTCCAGTAACAGTTGACACTACTGCAAAAACAGAGCTTGAAAAATCCGGAATTGTTTTTGTAGTCACAGAAGACCCAGTATTTTAAGGAGGTATGACAAATGCCATTTAATATTTTGGAATCAATTACCCAAGAAGAAAGACTTAATTTCTCTCAGAATTTCAGCGTTAAAAGACCAGGTATCCTCGATACCATTTTCCCAGATACAAAAACCCAGTATCTGAAAGCAGAGTATTACAGACTTATGGCTGGACAGAATCTCCCGGAAGTTGCATTCGTCCACGCTCTTGATAGCGAAGCAGAAATCGGCACAAGACCTGGATTTGAAAAAGTCCTGACTGAAAAACTCTTCATTAAGAGAAAAATCAATCAGTCCGAAAACTTACGGCAGGCAATTGAAAACGGTGTGCCGGATAATGAAGCACTGAAAAACTTTGTATTTGATGATGCAGCCAGACTGTTCGAGGGCGTTGTTACAAGAGCAAATGTTATGAAAGGACAGTTCCTTTCCACCGGCGCTGTAACAATCAAAGAGAACCATGTTGACATGGGAATTGACTATGGCGTTCCAGCAAGTGCAAAAGTAACGCTTACTGATTGGTCTAAGCCAGATGCAGATATCATGGGCGATATCCAGAAAATGGTAGCTGTAGCAGAAGGCAATGGCTATGTAGTAAACAAAGCTGTTACTTCTCTTAAAATGATTAACTACATGCGGAACAACACTGCAATGCAGACAGCTGTTCTGGGTGCTGCAAATAAAAGGCTTCTCACAAAGCAGGAGCTTGCCAATCTGCTTATGCAGGAATATGGAATCACAATTGATCGTTGTGATGAGAACTTTAATTTCAGAAAAGCAGATGGAACCCTGAAAACAGCCAGATACCTCAAAGAGGATGTATTTACTCTGTATGAAGCAGATGCTAACGGTTCTTTCGGTGTTGGCCTCTGGGGTGTGACACCAGAAGAGCTTGAATACAGACAGTTTATACAGGAAGAGAACCGTTCTTTCGTAACTCTTTCCATGTGGGCTACACCAGACCCAGTTGCAGTATGGACAAAAGCATCCGGTATGTTCGTCCCTGTTGCACCAAAAGCAAACGGTGGTATCGTGATCGGTACCAAAGCGGGGGAATAACCGGGCATAGTCTCGATGAAAACAGCCAGTCACCATCTGTAGCAAGTGTGAATGATACATCAACACACAAGTATACAGAAAGCGAGTTGTCTAATATGACTGTATCTCAGTTAAGACAACTCGCAAGTGATAACGGCTATGCCCTGACAGCAACTAATAAGGCTGGAATAATATCAGAGATTTTATCTCAGCAAAGGTAGGTGATTAAATGGACGAACAGCTTATAGAGGACTTGACAAATTATCTTGAAGATGATGAAGAAACTGCGAGGATGATTCCTCTTTCAGCAAAGAGGGCTATTCGTTCATTTAAGAAGAAAAGGAATTATCCTTCCTCTTACAGTGATGAGAAAATAAATTCCGATATGGAGAAATGCTATGACTGCATATTTGATTTGGCTCTTTTCTTCCTAGTAAAGCAGGGAGCTGAGTTTCAAGGATCACATTCCGAATCCTCTGTGAATAGAAGTTGGGATTCCGAAACTGAAATTTATGTAAATCATGGTGTTTTTCCATTTATCGGATTCTAAGATGGTGTGTGCGTGATACGTCAATCCTCCCACGTATCGCAGGGGTGCTTCAAATTAGGTGGGTAGAAGCAATATCTTAAAAATGGGAGTGATGGAAAGGAATAGCGATGGGATGTGAACACGAGTGCGTCAACGAACACCGCTTAAAAGAATTGGAAAGTGCCGTCCATGAGATGAAAGAAAAGCATTCCAAAAGGGATGGAGTTTTTTTTGAACGTATCAATGCGCTGGAACAGAAAATTGCTTTATACAACAACGATCTGGGACACATTAAGGATACAGTTGACGAAATGAACGACAATTTAAAATCACTCATGGAAAAACCAGGAAAGTTACAGGACAAAATAATTGCTTATATCATAACTGGCATAATTGGTATTGTTTTAGGCTTTGCCCTAAAAGGCATTTTCCCGGTGTAAATATTGATTCCACTACAGGGAGGACAGTGGAATGGATGATTATAAAGACTTTTCGGAAGATGAAAGAATCTTCTATTTGCGTGAAGCTGGATTTGATTCCAGAGAAAAAGAGTTATTCAGATTGCGTGTTTACGAAGAAAAAACACTTGCAGAAGCTTCAGAAATCATGGGCTACAGCACAAGAACAGTAGACCGCATAAACAGAAAATTAAAGAAGAAAATTATGAAAGTCGCCCCGATGTATTGTCGGGGCTTTTCTTTGTATTCATAGAAAATGGCGTATTTATGGCGTTATCATGGCGTGTTAATCAACCTCTTATTATTGTAAAATATAGTTATAAAAACAAGGGAGGTTTGAGATATGCAGTATGGAAGTCCTTATTTTGCGCAACCATTTCAGCAAATACAGCCGTATCAAGATAGATTAGCACAATTGCAGAATAGTTATCAGCAGGCAATGCCATACGGACAGGCACAAATTCAACAACCAATGCAACAAGTGCCACAAATCCCCATGTTGCAAGGACAGATGGTTGATGGCATTGATACTGTAAAGGCAAAAGATGTAGATATGTCTGGAAACCCTGTCTATTATCCAAAAACTGACGGTACAGAAATATATAGAAAACAATTACAGGCAGATGGAAGAAGTAGAATTTTTGTTTATCGACTTATAAATCCGGAAGAACAACAGCAACCAAAGGCAGAAGAAAAACCGATTGACATAGAAGCTATGTTTAATCAGCTTCGGAACGATGTTTGTTCAGAAATTTCCGAAATAAAGAGTATGTTTCCGACACAAATGTCGGGAACACCGGAACCCAAGCAGAATGGAGGTAAACAGAGATGATGAATCCAATGCAACTTATGCAGATGATACGTGGTGGAGGGAATCCTCAACAAGCCATAATCAATATGATGAAACAGCAATCTGGAAATAATCCTGTAATTGACAATGCAATTAACATGATGGAAAAAGGTGATAATGCAGGAATTGAAAAACTTGCAAGAAATCTTTGTAAAGAAAGAAATATTAATCCAGACGATATACTGTCGCAGGTTAAGAACCAGTTTGGAATAAAATAAATTCGCTACAATAATTAAAAGAGCCGCGGTCTTTTGATTTTGTATAAATTACAAAAATCAATAAGGAGGTAATCGCTATGATGAATGGTGGATTATCAGCAAGCGATGTCGCTGTATTAAGCGGCTCTAATAACCGTGCAGATGAAGGCTATGGCTTTGGCGGTGGCTGGGCATGGTGGATTATAATATTGCTTATCTTTGGCTGGGGCGGTTTCGGCGGCTTTGGTGGCTGGGGTGGCAATGGTACAAATGGTTCCGGCTTCCAAGGATGGGCTACCCGTTCAGACATTAATGAGGAATTCGCCCTTAATGATATTCAGAATGGTATCAGAGGTATTCAGCAGGGTATCTGTGACAGCACATATTCTCTTAACAATACCATGCAGAGTGGCTTTAATGGTATGAATGTCGGAATGCTTCAAGGCTTCAACGGCGTTCAGCAGGCAATCAATGCTGATACTGTAGCCGGTATGCAGAATACCAACGCATTACAGTCTCAGTTAGCAAACTGTTGTTGCGAAACAAGAGAAGCCATCCAGGGTATCAACTACAACCTTGCTACCAACACTTGTGCTCTCCAGAACACAATGAACAACAACACAAGAGATCTTCTGGAAAACCAGAACAGCAACACAAGAGCAATCCTTGATTATCTTTGCCAGAAAGAGACAGCAGACCTCAGAGCAGAGAATCAGGCACTTAAACTGGCGGCTTCACAGTCCGACCAGAATGCGGTATTACAGGCGGCTATGAACGCAAATACAGCAGAAATTCTCAGACGCACTGCACCGCTTCCGGTTCCTGCATATCCGGCAAGCAACTTGTATGGATATTATGGAAGCTGTGGATGTGGGGGAAACAACGGTTGTTGCTGATTTTATCATTGAATTAAATTAAAAATTGAATATGTACCGTTATTATGATATAATAAAATTATCATAGGAGGAACGGTGCATGGTTAATCAAGATTTAATAGGTCAAAAATTTGGGAAACTTACAGTTGAATCTAGCGCAGGAACCAATAAGTGGAAACATAGGTTATGGGAATGCAAATGCGATTGTGGCAATATTGTGATCGTAGACACATCTAGACTAAGAAATGGTCACACAAAAAGTTGTGGATGTTTACACCCAAAAGCGGAAGATTTGGCAGGAAAGCGTTTCAGAAAATTGACCGTAGTAAAGAAAATAGGCAGGAAAAATCGTTCTAATTATTGGCAATGTCATTGCGACTGTGGCAATGATGTCAATTGCTATCAATACAATTTAATGAGGGGAACAAGTACATCTTGCGGATGTTTGCGAAGTTATTACTCAAAACAAAGTAGAAACTGTCATGGAGAATCAACCGGAATTTTATATAAAAAATGGTCTTCGATTAAAACAAGATGTACTAACCCAAATGACCCGCACTATAAAGACTATGGTGGACGTGGAATTAAATTGTGTGATGAGTGGCAAGAATATTGGCCGTTTAGAGAATGGGCTTATGCGAATGGATATCAAGAAGACTTAACCATTGAGAGAAAAGACGTAAATGGAAATTATTGTCCCGAAAATTGTTGCTGGATTACTGGGTTTGAACAAGCCAGCAACAAAAGAAGAAGCGTATTTTTAGAGTACGGTGGGAAAAAGAAAACAATTTCTCAGTGGAGTAGAGAACTTGGAATAGGAAAAGAAACCATTGCGTATAGGGTACATGCCGGATGGAGTGCGGAAGAGTGCTTATTTGGTAAAAAGAACAGAACTGGAAATTCTAGCCCTAGAATGAATATCCCTGACTATTTATCTTAAAAGTAACAAAAGTTGTTGAACTCACCCTTAGAGGTTGACTAAATTCTAAGAGGTGGGTTGCGGCTCACCTCTTATTTGATTGAGAGGTAAGAGATATGGCATGTAAGAATGTTTGTAAACTCTGCAATCACCTTGTGTTGTCTACCGCAATTGCATTCACAGGTGGAAATCTTGTGGTTACTATTCCAGAAGGAAGCTACAATAATGGAGAAAAATACTGCATTGTTTTAGCACAATCTATTCCAAATGCAACCACAATTACTGCCCCAGTGATGATTCAGATAGGAACAGGAACAACATTGTATCCGCTAGAGAATCGTTGCTGCGCACAGGTAACAGCATGTGGTGTCAGAACAAGAACAAAATACGCAACCAGAGTTGTAACAAGTGCTACTGGTGGAGTGTTCAAAATGTTAGGAAACCCGGCATATAGCCCGAATAACAATCTGACTGCAATCAATGGTACAGCCCCAACGACAGAAGCACCTGTTACGCAGGCTGTTAGAAAGGGGGCACTGTAATGCATAAAGTTGCAATGGAAATGGGAAAATGGGCTATGGAAAAAGCCAAAACACATGGCTTCGATAATCTCAGTTCTCAAGATTGGGACGATTTGAAAGATTGCATGGAATCCGTAAAGTGCGCGATTTGTGCAGATAAAGATTACAGAATCGTAGAAGCTATGGACGAATGCGAACAGGAAGAAAAGTATCTTGGACGCATGGGCTATGACCGTTACCGCTATTCAAATGGGCGTTTCGCTCCAAAAGGTAGGGGAACCAGAAAAGGCTATAGACCGTATCTGTATATGCAGGATGATGACTGGATGGATGAGTATTTAAACAATCCAGAATTTGAGCGCAATATGTACCGCATGGGATATCATCCAGAGCGTAGTGATATGGAAAATGATGGTATGAATATGAATTGGAAGAAGTCCAGATACGGAGAATCTTATGATAAATACGATGAAAACCGTAGACACTATCATGATTCCAAAGACGCTGAATCAAAGAGAAAAATGGATGATTCCATGAAAGAATACACTTCCGATATTATCCGTAATCTTACGGAAATGTGGTCGGATGCAGATGCAACGCTCAGACAGCAGATGAAAACTGACCTGAGCCGTTTGGTTCAGCAGATGAACTAGAACAATAAATGAATTAAGCCCTTGCTGCAAGTAAATGCGGCAGGGGCTTTTTTCGTAGAAAGGATGGTGAGAAACCATGCTGAAACAATTCTATATGAACGGGGACTTATGGAGAGTTCACTTTGTTTCTCCCCATGATAATGTTTTGATTGACCGTACAGGGCAGAGGACACTTGCTGTATCTGATTACTCTACAATGACAATTTCGATTGCGAACAACCTACATGGCGAACTTCTAAATCGTGTATTTATCCATGAATTAGGTCATTGCGTGATGTTCAGCTACGGTCTATTAACAGAACTTCACCGCATGGTTAAGAAACGATATTGGGTGGACGCAGAGGAATTTGTATGCAATATTCTGTCCGACTATGGACAGTTTGTTATTGGCACAGCCAGAGATATTTTAGGAAACCAATTCACATATGTTTCTCCTGTTGGAATGGAAAGGGTGATTGCATGAGAGTATTAAGATTTATTGTAAATAATCAAAGAATTTATCCAGATCCCAAGTGTGATTTCTCTGGACTGGTAAAGGGCACGACTGGATATCTTAAAGCATTGTTTATCTTTTCTCCAGAGTGGAACGGATGTAAAATAGCTGCTTCATTTTGGAGAATGGAAAAAGAATACCCAGTAATACTAAAAAACAATCAATGTGAAATTCCGCCGGAAGCCATTACTTGGGATTATTTTTCCGTATCTGTCACTGGCGTAAAAGATAACGGAAAATACATTATAACTACTGGTAAAACCAAAGTATCACAGAGGGGGTAGAACATGGCAACAGCACTTGATTTACTTATGAGCACAAAAGAAGATGTTAATTTGCTTTCTGAAGAATCCGATATATGCACAATTGACGCTAAGACAAGGATTATTTTCGTGCCCTCTACAATCGTAGTTGGTGGGGTACAATCTGACAAGAATGCAGAACGTATTAAATTTTCATGTCCCAAAATTGTAGGAGATAATCTTGATTTATCCAAATTTTCAGTCAGAATTAACTTTGAAAACGTAAGCAGTGTGGATTTTAATGTTTCTATCAAAGACCAATACATTTGTGATGATGTAGCTGTAGATGGCGAAAATGTAACTTTTTCTTGGTTGATTGGAAGAAATGCAGCAAGGTATATGGGAACGGTACGTTTTATTGTTTGCGCTGTTAAAACGGATTCCGATTCAAATATTAGTGTTGAATGGAATACCGCAATAGCGGAAGTACCAGTGCTAGAGGGTATCGAGATTGATCAACCACAGATAGGACAGGAAGAAAAAGATGTTATAAATCAGCTTTTGGAGCTTACTAAAAACACATCTGCGGAAGCTGTTCAAAATGTAAATTCCGCAAAAGAACAAGCTATTAAGGACATCCAGAGTGTATCACAGCCAGACACTACATTGACTATAGAAGGTGGGCTTGCCGAAGCAAAAGCAACTGGAGAAGCTATTGGTTCGCTAAAGGAAGATTTAGATAATGTTGAAGATGCTTTAGACCCAGCACCTTATCAAATTTTTGATGATTATTTGTATCATAATTATTATCTGGAAAAAAACGGACAGTACACACATGACAATAACTTTAATACTACAAAAGTGTACCCAGTACCAGCACATACGACAATTTTCTTTTCTGCAAATGTAAACAGCGATGATGAAAGAACGTTGAATAATATTGCTAGAGATTTAATTGTGTTCAGTGATAATAATAGAAAAACGATTATAGCCGCTTATGACTTCTACAATGCGTATACAAATGAAACAGATAAAACTGTATACATTCAAGCTAGTATATACGGTGAAACAAATCCGACTTATAAGGTTAAAAACCTAATGATTCAATATGGTACTCCAAAAATTTTGCCTTATAAAAAATATGGCGCTTTGAAATCATTAAAAATTGAAAAACTAGAAGAACACATTTCATACGATTATGATCTAATGGGCATCGGTGATAGTTTAATGGCAGGTACTGGCGGTGAAGGCGTATCTATAACAAAAGAATGTGCATCTATACTAGGGCTAGAGTCATATAGAGTATTTGGTTTTAGCGGTTCTTTGACAAAAGACATTGGTTTTACGTTCGGTGCTTTTAGTGGATACATTGAGCCAAATAAAGCAACCTTCAAAATTAAAAACGCAGACTTAACAGCCGATATTTGGATTGCTAACAATCAATTAAATGGAAAAACTGTTATTGTGGATGGTAAAGAATATATAGTAACACAAACAGCTAAAGACACATTTTCATTAAACGGATATACACCACAAAACATTTATGTTCCAATTCATACAAAAGAATCAGAATATACTAGCAACGTATACTTGATTTGGTGCGGTACAAATGATAGGGGTTATAAATGGGATTATCTTAAAACCATAGTTAAACGAATTCCGAACAAGAAATATGTTATTTTGGGATTGACTAAATACGGAACAGACACAACTGTAGCAAGCGAAGCGATAGGCATGAACACATTTGGTTCACATTTCTTTAACACTAGATTGCAAGTAATTAACAACGCTTTTAAGGTGCTAGGGATTGAGCCAACAGCGGAAGATGTTGAAAAAATAAACGGTGGTTTAATGCCGCCTAGTTTGCTATCAGATGAAACGCACTTTAATGCAAATGGGTATAAAGCTATTGGAATCCTATTAGCGAAGCACATTAAATCATTAAACTATTTTAATTAACTAAAGTGGGGCTTTAGTTAAGCAACCAAATTTAAGAAAGAGAGGAAATATGAGAGGATTAGTCCATCAAAAGCAAAAAGTATATTGGTCACGAATTACTGAAAAAACAAAAGGATTAGACCGCATTAAAGTTTATGAGAAGCCAGTTCTGTTCTCTTTTTCTGTATCATCTACAGCCGGAACGCCGGAAGAAATTGCAGCCGGAATAGTGCCAGATTATGATAGGTACATTACAAGCTTTAATCGAAATTTTCATCCACAGGAAGCAGACATATTTTGGGTAGACAGAATCCCACAAATAAGCGAGGATGGAAGCCTTATTTTGAATGAAAATGGAGATCCTACAGTATTGCCAGATTACACGCTAAAGAAGATTTTAGACACACAAAAAGGCAATATTGCCAGATACGGAATTTCTAAGAGAGGGAATGAAGATGGGTAAGACAATAAAGTGTACCTTGTCGCAGAAATCAATCCGAAAAGCTATTGATGAAATAAAAAATTATCAAGAATCTTTAAGAAACAAAAACGAAATTTTCATAAAAAGATTATGTGAATTAGGGATTCCAGTCATTGACCAAAATATTTTAGCAGCACAAGGTGATTCCGATAAGAACCATAATACTTATATCAAAATTAACAGTTTTGGTGATTATGCAGAAGCACATTTAATATGCGAAGGAATAGACCTTTTGTTTATAGAATTTGGCGCAGGTATTCACTACAATGGTGCAGCCGGTTCTAGTCCACATCCAAAAGGAGAAGAATTTGGTTATACAATCGGTTCTTACGGACAGGGAAAAGGAAAGAATGAATCGTGGGTTTATTATGCAGATTCTGGCGAATGGGTACGTTCTTACGGTACAGAAGCTACAATGCCAATGTATAAGGCAAGCGTGGAAATCATTCAGAATATCCGAAAAATCGCCAAAGAGGTATTCTCTTCTTAAAGAAGATACCATAATATACTGAATGATACTAAACAATTATGTTATCATTACAGTGTTAAATTGTAGCATAAAATGCAATGCATTCACTATAAAGGTGAGTGCATTTTTTATTGTGAGGTGACAGATATGCCAGACACAATAGAATCCCCTGTATTGGAAGTTTTTTCAAGGTGGGGAGCGGCTGTTTCTAAGATTACTGGCGCAGACAATTATTCCATGGATGGGAGCGAGACAAATACTTCTGGCAAAAAAGCATATGCACAGCTTTATATGCTCGGAAATCCAATTACGAGAGGTGACCTTGAAGGAGATGAATGCGCAACAATGCCATCGTTTCAAGTAAATTGCTTCACATCTGGGAGCAAAGCATTAACCAGAGTGTATGAATTAGACAAGATAAGTCACAAAGCAATGGTGAGCATGGGATTCCGTCGTACATATGGACCGGAGCCTATGTTTTTTGGTGACAGCGGAATCAAAAAGCTTGTGAGCCGATACAGCCGAATATATACAGGAACTTTATTAGATTAGGAGCAGAAATGCTTCTATTTTTTTACCCAAAAATATGAAAGGAGAATGCCAAATGAAAGCAGATAAATTACTTTGGCTGAAAGCAGCAGGAATTAGAGCTGTAAAAACAGTCGCACAAACAGCAATAGCAACCATCGGAACCGCAACTGTAATTGGCAGTGTTGACTGGAAAATGGTTTTATCCGCGTCTTTACTTTCCGGCTTTTTATCACTGCTTACATCTGTAGCAGGATTACCAGAACTGAAAACAGACAAAGAAGAGTAGAAAGGCGGTGATCCGCTATCTCCCGGCACAGGGTTACGTGCATAAAGCTTAAATTAAAGAAAGGGGCCTATTAAAATGACAGATTTAACAACACTTGGCGTAACTTTCCACTATGCCGTAGAAACAGAGAAAGGAACAAAGCCAACTACATTTACTCAATTAAAAAGATGTAGCTCAATTGGTGGAATAAGTCTTGACACTGAACAGATTGATGTTTCCGCATTGGAAGATTACTTCACGCAATATGCGGCAGGAAGGCAGGATACTGGTGGCTCATGGGAAGTTACTTTTAACATGAACGCCGACGTTATAACCGCAATCGAAAAACTTTTTAAAGACTCTAAAGATGCAAAAGCTAAAAGTCTTTCAACCTGGTTCGAAGTTGCGTTCCCAGATCTCGAAAAAGCATTTTTCATTGTTGCTGAACCAGGACGAGCAATTCCGCTTCCGGAAATCGGTCAAAATGAAGCTGCGACCATCCCGATATCATTAATCATAAATGATTACAAAGGACTCGATACAAAGGTTGTAACTACATCAGAATTATAAAAAATAATGGGAGGATTATAAAATGGTAACTTTTAATGTACATGGAAAAGAATATAAGGTTGTATTCGGATACGGACTTCTTACAAAAACAGATGTGCTGGACAAGGTACAGGGGATTACAGATGGAAAAGAGAGAAGCCTTCAGAAGATGATTTCTCTTCTTCCAGAACTGCTTCTTGCCGGACTTCAAAAGAAGCACAAGGAAGAGTTTGGGTATGAAAGTGATTCTGAAAAAGAAGCTGTTCTTGATAAAGTCTGTGACCTTTTGGATGATTACGAAGATGAAGGAACCGAGGAAAATCCTAAAAGCGGATTTGATTTATACCAACTTCTTGATAAAGAATTGGAGAAAAATGGTTTTTTATCCGGTCTGCTGAATGCAGTAGCAGAAGCACAGGCAGTGGAGAAGAATGCAACGAAGATTCCACAGGATCACAAAAAGAAAAATTAACTTTTCGAGAAGCTGTTTACCAAGAGATTCTTCCTTTATACCTCTCTATTGGTGTATCTAAAGAAGAATTTATGGATTCCACCCCAACAGAGTTAAAGCCTTATCTCGAAGCTGAAAAGATACGCCAAAAGAGAAAAGATGCCGAACTCTGGCAAGCTGGCATTTATGAAACATCAGCCACATTCACAGCTGTTGCAAATGCTTTAATGGGAAAAAAATCCAAGGCAGAGTACTTGAAGAAACCTTTACTGGAATCAGCAGAGGAAGAAAAGCGTAAACAGGAAGGCATACTTTCCGAAGAAGAAAAGAAAAAACAGAGAAACGCACTTTTGGCAAGCTTGCAACTCATGCAGGCAAACTTTGAACTTAACCATGAAAAGGGCAGGCAGGATGAATAAGTCTTGTCTGCCCTTTATTTTTTTGTAAAAAAGGAGGGAGATAAAAATGGCTGACAATACCATTGATACCCTTGATATAAAAATTAGCAGTAGTACAGAAAAAGCAGTACGTGCGCTGACTAATCTTTCAAATAAACTCACAGAAGTTAATTCCGCATTACGCGGAGCTAATACAAACGGATTACGTAGTTGTGTAAGGGAACTTGGAAAACTAAAAGAACTTGATGTCGGGAAAATGACAAGCATTGCTGATGGAATTGGAAAATTCTCAAATTCCATAAAGACAATGGGTGGAGTAGATTATAAAGGTTCTGGTCTGAATGCAGTTATCAACTCAATCAACAGGCTTAGCCAGGTTGATGTTAGTGGATTTGATTCTGGAAAACTTGGAGAAATAATCCGTCAATTAAGCAATTTGACAGAGATTCCAGATGTATCTTCCGGTGTTAATCGTTTTGTTAATTCAATGGCTAGATTAGCCAATTCTGGTGAATATATTGCAAATGTATCGGCTGAATTACCTGGGCTTGGAAGCAACCTTAAATCAATCGCAGAGAGTTTTACGAGCGTTGGCGATATATCTGAACCTGTGAATAGGTTAGTTCAGTCTATTGCACAATTGGCAAGTTCTGGGAATAAAATCGGACAAACATCAAGCCAACTTGGAGCACTAGCAAAGGAAGTATTATCTTTCTTTGATGTGATGAAAACTGCACCTAAAATCAGTGATGACACAATCCGCATGACGGAAGCACTAGCAAAGTTGGCTAATGCTGGAGGAAAGGTAAATTCTGCTACAAATTCTATATCCAGTGCGTTTTCTAAATTATCATCTGCAACATCTAACCTTGGTAATATTGTTAGTAAAACTTCTTCTATAATTGGAACCGGGGTAAAAGGCATTATTGGATGGTTTCAACGTCTCGGGAATAGTAGTTCTGGAATTAAAACCGCTTCTTTTAATCTCGGAAATTTGCTTAAAACTGCTATCGGTTTTAAGGCTATTCGTGGTCTGGCAAATTTAGGAAAAAGTGCAATTGGTTTTGGCTCTGCTATTACAGAAATCGAAAATGTTGTAGATGTTTCCTTTGGAAGCATGGCAGATGAAGCCTACAAATTTGCTTCTACGGCTAAAGAACAATTTGGATTATCCGAATTGGCAGCAAAGCAATATTCTGGAACCATGATGGCAATGATGAAATCATCTGGTGTTGCGCAAGATGCAGCTTCTAAAATGTCAATTTCTCTTGCTGGATTAGCCGGGGATATTGCATCATTTTACAACATTGATACCGATACTGCTTTTCAGAAAATACGCTCTGGAATTTCCGGGGAAATTGAGCCTTTAAGACAATTGGGTATTAATTTATCCGTTGCAAATATGGAGGCTTATGCTCTTTCAAGGGGAATTACAACATCTTATAATGCAATGTCCCAAGCTGAAAAAGTTGCTCTTCGATATAACTATTTAATGTCAGCCACAGGCGATGTGCAAGGAGATTTCGCCAGGACATCTGGCACCTGGGCGAACCAGGTTCGTTTACTCACTCTGAACTTCCAGTCGCTTTCCGCAGTAATCGGGCAAGGTTTGATTGCTGGCATTCTTCCTGCTATTCAAGCTCTCAATGCGCTTATGTCAAAGCTTATGCAGGCTGCAAATGTATTCCGCAACTTTATGTATGTTTTGATGGGAAAGAAGCTTAAAGGTTCACAGACTGGTGTTAGTGATGTTGTATCTGATCTGGGTGGAATTGAAACGGCTGTGGATGATGCTTCTTCTGGATTGGATGACGCTACATCATCTGCAAAGAAGCTGAAAAAGGCACTTTCTGTATTACCATTCGACCAATTAAATCAGCTTGCTGATAACTCAAACGATTCCGGGACTGCATCTAAAAGCCTTGGTTCTGGACTTGGCGATTTGGCTGATAGCTTTGCAGGAATACAAGATTCCTTGGACGAAGTTTTGACTGTCGATGAAACACCTATTAACAAATGGGCTTCCAAAATTAGAAAAGCATTCCTGGCGAAAGACTGGGAGGGTGTAGGAACTACTATTGCCGATATGCTTAATCTCGGAATGAGCAAGGTGTATGAGGTTATTAACTGGAAAAATGTTGCCCCGAAAATAACTGAGTTTACAGACGCATTTACAAGAGCATTCAATTCATTAAATACCAGACTTGATTTTGACTTGCTTGGAAGAACTATCGGGACGGGAATCAACACAGCTGTAAATACTCTTAATCAGCTTATTGGTGATGGCGGTATTGATTTTGGATTAATCGGCAGAAATATTGGTGATGGGTTAATCGGCGCACTGGATGAAATCAACTGGACTAATCTGGGTGAATTGCTTGGAAATAAGTTTATGATTTCCTGGAAAATGCTATCTGGATTTGTAAAACGTATGTCAGAAGAGGACGGCGCTGGTGTAACTGGTTGGGATAAGCTTGGTAGTTCACTTGGAAAAGCTTTAAATGGCGCTGTGTCCAAAATTTCCATGAAGGATATTGCAGATTCTTTATCTGGAATTTTAAATGGAGCGTTTAGAAGCTTGGCTGCGTTTACCAAAACTGTAAACTGGGATGAACTTACTAATAATATCACAGAGGGAATTTCTACTTTCTTGAAAAAAACAAACTGGAAAGAAAATGGACAAGCACTTGGAGATTTCATATCTCACCTGTGTACGGCGTTGAAAAATACGCTTACAAAAGACACTTTCTATGAATTTGGACAAGGTGTTGGAACATTCCTTGGCGAATTACCATGGGGTGAAATACTTAGTACTGCGGCTGAGTTGATTCTTGGTGGTTTATCAAGTGCCTTTAACGGATTAGTGGACGGATTAAAAGAAGACCATCCGCTTGTAGGAAGTCTCGTTGATATTCTTGGAAAAGCCTTTCTTGCTGTAAATGTTCTTAAAGTAAGCGGGATTGGAGAACTTGCATGGAACCTTATTGATCACATTAGTAAAAAAATTATTGCCAAAGAAAATGCTAAAATGATTGCTGAAAAGTTAGCAGATGTACTTGGAGATGGCACAAGTGGAGCAAAAGAAGCAATAAAAGATTTGGGGGATGCGGCAGGTTCTTCAAGCAGTAAATTTGGCTCTCTTGCTAAAGCACTTGGCCCTCTTGTTGGTGAAGCTGGACTTATCGTGGCAGTAGGAGCAGCTGCGACAGTAGCAACCTCTCAATTGGCTGGTCTTGTTGAAACCATGCAAGGCGGTAATGGTGTTGGAACCACATTCGGCAATACCATGAATAACTTCATTCAAACTTTACAGAGAAGAGGTGATATTCTTTCTGGGTCGGCAGAGGAAATTTGGCAGTTAAAAGAAAGCCTAGAGCAAGAAGGGATGACCGCCGAGGATAAGGCAAAAGCAACGCAACAATTGATTGATAAATTGGGAGAAATGGGGGTTACATCCGACCAGGCAGAGCAAGCATTTTCTCAATTAAACCAGAAAGGTCTTATTACGGACGACATGTTTAAGATATTGTCCGATTCCATTAAAACATTGGATGATAAAACAACAAATATGGCTGGCAGTATTGACCTTAGTAAACAGTCTATTGATGATTTGTATGACACCGTTCTTCCACAATTGCAAACACAGTTAGGACTTAGCGCTGATGAAATGGTTTCTCTTGATACAGCATTAATGGAAGCTGAAAATTCTGGTGGCACTGCACAGGATGCATTTGATAATATCATGGCACGCGCCAAGGAACTCGGAATCAATACAGAATCTGTAGCCAAGATTTTTGCACAAGTATTCCCAGATGCCGTGAAAGAGATGGAAACCAAGACGAAAACCTCTATCAGCAGCGCAAATACTTTTGTAAAAACTGGAATGGGAAGCATATCCAAAGCTACAGGAACTGCAATGTCTGGAATTCAAACAGCAACCGAGAAAGCTATGTCTGCTGCACAGACAAAAGTAAAAACTGCCACTGACAATATTAGTTCTGATTCCGAAACAAACTGGGGAAATTCCGCAAGCGCTGTATCGACAGCCCTCGGAACCATGGACACCGATACAAAAGATGTAATGGGCAAGGTTATGACAACCATTCAAAGTTATTGGTCTTCTGTCCTTATCAATACAAACCAGATTTGGGAAAAAGCTTCTGGAAAGGTTGATACGGAAACTGGCAAAATGCTTACTTATGCCGAAAATAATATGTCTTCTGTTGCAAGAGTTTTTTCTTCAATTAGACGAACTATTGACGGAAATTTTTCTGGTCTTTATTCTGTCGGCAAAAATGCAATGAATGATTTTAAACGTGGAATAGAATCTGTTTATATCAGAACCCCTCACATAGAGATGAATTACACAGACTGGCAAGAGGGAAACACTCACAAATACAGATGGAATTCAAATGTTAAGTGGTTTGCCAAAGGTGGTCTTTTCAACGGCGCACAGGTAATTGGTATCGGTGAAGCTGGTTCTGAAGCCGTTCTCCCACTGGAAAATCCACGAACCATGAAGAAGATCGCAGACAGCATTGTTTCCAGTTCGGACGGAAGCATGGGACTTACAAAAGAAGAAATGGCAAAAGCAGTAGCACAGGGAGTTGCAATGGCAATGAGTATGAACAGCGGAAACAAGAATCCGCAGTACATTATGAACAGCATTATTCTGGATGGAAGCGAGATTGCGAAAGCTGTAACAAAAGCCCAAAATGATACGGATAGCCGTTTCAATCCGTCCCCGGCATATTGATTTTTGACTGATTGTGTGATATAATTTTCTCAATGAAGAAGTACACACGGTCTTGATTTTTGAGCCGCTAAGAAGAAATTAATATTTCTCAATTTTGAGGAATTTTTTGTCTTACTTGGCGGCTCTTTTTTATTTTATCCATCAATATAAGGAGGAATGGAAGAATGGGAAATGAAGTTTTAGTAACAAGCGAACAGACACCTATTGAGATTGCACTTGGGATTGACGAAGAAGGCATGACTACTGCAAGAAAACTATATTCATTTTTAGAACTTGCACAGGGACAATTTTCAAGATGGGCGAAAACAAATATTATCGACAATTCATTTGCGGTAGAAAATGAAGACTATTGGGGGTTCGACATTGATGTCGAGGGTAATAAAACTGTTGATTATAAGATAACTGCCCATTTTGCCAAAAAACTTTCAATGCTATCAAAATCTGAAAGAGGAGAACAAGCAAGAAATTATTTTATTGGTTGCGAACAATCCTTAAAAATTGCTTTTAAAAAGCAGCGTGCAGCAGAACTTGAACGGGCTAAAGGAATAGCAGTAAGACAGGCATTGACAAAGGCAATCCAGCAATCTTCTGAAAATGAAAGAATGCACGGACACGCCTATTCTACATATACGGACGTTATTTATAAGTCTATATTTGGTAAAAACGCCAAGCAACTAAGAGAGGAATTCGGAATCACAAAAAAAGAAAGTATGAGAGATTATTTTTCAGAAGAAGATTTGGTGAAAATCCAGAATGCAGAAATGCTTGTGAGCGCATTAGTCGGATATGGCTGGGGATATAACGAAATAAAAGAATTTATTCTGAATAAAGGAATTAATAAAATTGCGGCATAATTTTGAATTTTTAGACAGCCCGCATTTAAAATGAGGTCCGGAAAGGTTCGATTTAAAATGGAACCTTTTTCACAGGGAGGAATATCATGTCATATAAAAATTACATCTTAATTCAAAAACATTTATTCCGTAGCGAATACATTTTCGCAGATACAGAAGAGTATCTGGTAGATCAACTTTTTAAGAATGAGAAAATTAGAGTGAATTTCGGAAAAGAATTTGGACATACAGAAGAGAAGTATCTTCTAATTTCCTGTAAAATCTGGAATAAAGACCAAGGCAAGTTTTTTAGAGCCATGGAAAAACTGAGGAATAAAATGCCACTGGTCGGGAATATCGACTATGAGGAATTTTGTAAAGAAACATTCAAAATGTTTGATTAATTAATTCGGTAAAACCAGTGGGCTAGGTTGGCCGCCGAAAAGCGTAAACCTTGATACGCCTGTCCACTGTTTTTATAAATCAAGGATTCTGGCACAATACGGAGAGTGCCTACGACCAACAAGGAGGTTATCTAATATGAAAGGTAAATTATCAGATCTTTTTTTATCCAGCAAAGAAAGCGTTATCATCAAACCAGATTTAGCAGTAAAATTAGGGCTAAATGAAGCCATTGTTTTACGCCAAATTTATTACTGGCTTGAAATAAATGAAAAATTGCAAAGAAATTATTATGATGGAAGATATTGGACTTTTAACACGATGGAAGAATGGCAAAAGAATAATTTCCCATGGTGGTCTACAAAAACTATAGAAAGAGCTTTTAAAAGTTTAATTTCTTCCGGAATTGTTATCACTGGAAATTATAATAAAGACCAAAGAGACCGTACAAAATGGTATTCCATCAATGAAGATGTTCTTGAAAATATATTAAATGGTATAGTAAAGGAGAACCCAAAGACAAATAGCCAATGTGCATCTGGACAGAATGACGAAAGGCATAGACAAAATGACGAAATGCACAAAGACAGTTCGGGGGAAGCATTACCAGAGAATACTTTCAAAGATTATCATTCAGAAACTACTATACCAGATACTACATCTCCTACGGAGTTAAAAGAAGAAAAGAAAAATGCATACCACTCTAACGAGTGGTTCAATTCTCAACATATCAAAAATATGTTGACTGAGGATAACATCCAGTATATTCCAATAGACCGTAAATCTTTTAACTGGTCTGCATTCAAGAACCAGGTTTCAGTACGGCTTGAAGAATTGGGATATACGACAAGCCCATATACAACCAACCGCTTCCTGGTAGTATCGAAGTATTTCTTCAAGAGGTACGAAGAACGAACCAGAAAACCACACACAAAAATCAATCAAGACGCTTTGGATAATATCCTGGACAAGTTTGGATTCGGGCCAAATCCAGATTACTTCCAGAATGTTGAGATTGAAACATATATGAAAGTGATTGATGAATACTTTGGCACTTCATTTAGTGAGTACACGGATCACCATTATTCGCATTTCATGTCTGGCTACATACGGAAAAATTTGTTAATGAAAATTGAGGACAGGGAGGACACACTATGATATTTTGGCTATCAGTAATCATTTTTGCAGTCGGCGTTGTTATTCTGATTGCAAATAGAATAGGAGAATCTTTAAGCTGCGAATATGAGTATTCGAATGTGAGCGCAACCGTGCTTGTTTTGGGCGTAGCAGTGGCTTTTATCGGTGCGGTATATCTTTTGATCGCTGGATTGCTTTTAGCAATAAGCCAGACTACGGTTACCGCCACCAGACAGGCAAATGCCGAGAAATACAAAGCATTGACTTACAAACTGGAAAGTGAAGCTTGCCGAGATCAATTCGGACTTCTTAACAAAGAAATTATTGACGAGGTACAGAGATGGAATGTAAAAGTAACTTACTACAAAGCAATGGAAGATAACTTTTGGGTTGGAATCTATTACCCAGATGTGTACGGTGATCTGGGGACGATTGATTATGAGACATATGAGGGAGGACAAAAACCATGAAAAGAATCAAAACACTACTGGCGATAATTACCTGTATTTGCATTATCACATGGCTAACAGGCTGTGCAGCGAATGACGATTACATGAATGACGTGAAAGGAAATCTTTCTGGAAACAGCTACACAATCTATACCTACGATAACTACGGGCAAAAGGTTATGACCACCACGGGGGACAAGATTAATATTTCCGGGAATAAAACCAAATCTAAGGGCTACGATAGCGAGGGTAATGAAACAACCAGTTATGATGTATCTTCCGTCATTACAATTCTGATAGACGGTAAAGAAATTGAAAGTTGTGGTGATACTTGTATTTTTGAGCAAAAAGGATTGAAGCCGGAGGTTGATTTTACCCAGGAAGATATTACCAGCCATTCAACCGGGAAGATTTCAGAGAATGCATACATAGCCGGGATTGTGAATTATTATAAAAATTATTTTGGGAAATCTAGGGTTGTAGTAATTAAATCCCAACTTGGACAACCAATAGCCGCATATTCTGGTGACGAGGTGTTCTGGAAAATCCCGGATGATCTACCTAAAATGACAAAGTTAATGATTGACGGAAAAGCTCTTTATATCCACAGGGCAAATTTCCAGATTATTGATAAAGAATTACTGCGATAAAATAACCGGATCCGCTACAAAACCACTCACACTATAAAATATAGGCATAAGCCAATAAAATTGATTTTCGGGCGAAGAAGTCAACAAATTATGGAGGACGTTAGCATGGAAATAAACGGGAATCTTTACTTGGTTTCAAGAACAAAGAGAATAGAATGCGATATGGGTATTAATGATGTGCTTGTATGCGCCAGAAGTGAAAACGAAGCTAAAGGAATCGCTCTGAGCCTTGGCTTGATTTGGGAAGGGGAGAGTAAGAAAGATGTTGAGATAACAAAACTCCATGAAGTTAATCCTGGAGATATTCTTTTAGCTGGGTGAGGAGGAGAAAGAAAATGTATAGACCATTATTTGAACCAGGAGACATTGTACAGCACTTTAAGAGAGAAACCATCAAGGAGCCACGCAACAACGAGTATTTGTATAAGTTTATCGGATATGCCAGACATACAGAAACAGGGGAAGACTTGGTAGTATACAGAGCTTTGTATGGCGGTAAGGAACTATTTGCCAGGCCAACAAAGATGTTTTATAGCAAGGTAGATTGGAACAAATACCCAGAAATAAAGCAAGAGCATAGGTTCGAGAAATATCATGGGGTTCTTTACGCTGATGGACTTTAAACAGACTTACTTTTCCATCTGGCAAGATATATGGAATCTCCACAAGAAGTATGCTTTTATCTCAAAAGACGATATTCCACAGTGGGAAAATCTCACCATGGAAGCAAGCCAGATTCACGATAAATACGCTGATTCGGTCGGTTCGAAATTTGCCGAAGCTCTTTTGTTTGCCGTAACTGCGGAAATTGATAGAAAAGCGAAATAGTGCTTCCAGAATACGTCCCAAGGTGGTACAATATGGGTATCAATTATTGGGAGGTACGTATGTATGAAGAAAGCGAAAAGAGTTATTGTTGCGGCAACCGTGATGGCAAGTTTGGTGAATGCGACACCTGTCATGGCGTTTAAGTGGGAAATCGGACAGAAGGAAGAAATTACAGAAACAGCACAAATAGAACCAGCTACAGAAGAAGAAACAGAAGCGGTTTTTTCTGTATGCAAGGATTTATGGGAAGATTTGCAGCTAAAAACTTATAAAATGAGCCATTCTGAAAGATTTGGAGATTCTGATGCTTCAGAGGACACGGAGAACTATTACGAAGACGTAGTTAAAGAAATTTATTCGAAAAAAATCAACGATTATCCAGACTTTTCAATGGGCGATGAAGTGGCTGTAAATGGATATGTATTGCAGACAATACAAATTCCAACAGACCAAGAGTGGCAAATAAATAGTATTAATAAATCTGGGGCATACAGAGTGCAAATTGCAATGGATGACGGAATAACATATACTGGATATGATGAGTTTGCAATGATGGTAAGAAGCAACAATGCAAGCGTAATGAGCCTACAGGCTGGAGATTATGTTACTGTTGAGGGAATATTTTTAAAACCAGACGCAATTTCCGCACAAGACTATATATATGACTGTTCTATCTCAAAATGCGAAGATATACCGCAAGTCCCGCTTGGAAAGAAAAATGCGTTGAAGGCGGCAAGGAATTATTTGGAGTTAATGCCATTTTCTTATGATGGATTAGTTGGACAATTAATAACATTTGATAAATACAATCAAGAAGAAGCCGAATATGCAGCAGACTTTTGCGGAGCAAGTTGGAACAGGCAAGCTGAAAAATCTGCGAAAAATTATTTGGATTTAATGAGCTTTTCAAAAGATGGGTTAATTCAACAACTAGAAACGTTTGACAAGTTTACTACTGAACAAGCAGAGTATGGAGTTACGCAAGCAGGGTATTAAAAGAGATTAGGCTAGGGATTCCTCCCTAGCCTTTTATCTTAATTCATCCAGCTATATGTATACGAATCATTTACATATACTTCAAATTTATCTGGTATGATATCCTCGAAATTCCTATCAAATGGAAAATCAAATTCGAGATAAGCTGTTGAGCCTGGATTTTTTACATCGGCACTATGATCATCATACCCCACTATCCTACCATTTTTATAAAATACAATTGCAATAGTGGTAAACGCATTTTTCCGTCCATTGTTATCTACTTTTACCACTACATTTCTATTTCCAAAATTGGCTGAATAATGAATTCCCGAGTTATTTGTTATAATATTTGAAGCTCTTTCAATTCTCAAATTTATCTTAAAAGAATCCCAAGTCTTGTCGTGATTCCAGCCTTGAAGTGCACATTTTGAATGTGCCGCAAATGCATAATTATAATCTTTTTCTATTCCAACCATTGTTCCATTCAGATAATAAACAAACTCTACTGTCAGATCAACGGCATAATCATAATGGTTTTCCAGGATTGCCACAGCTCCATACGGCGTAGATTCTGCATGATAACTAACAACATTCTTTTTACCACTACTGTTAGTATTTGAATTTCCACCAAAACCACCATTGACGTTAGAAGCTTTTTTTACAGTAACTTTACATGTGTATTTCTTTTTACCGACTTTTGCGGTAATCGTGGCGGTTCCTTTTTTCTTTGCCTTTACTCGTCCTTTAGAAGATACCGTTGCAACGGACTTCTTGCTACTTGTCCATTTTACTTTTCTTTTTGTTCCAGTTACTTTTAATTGTAATGTCTGACCGACTTTCAAAGTGGCTTTTTTCTTGTTAATTTTGCTGGCCGCCGATACTGGAACTGCCATACAGACAATCAGTAACATTATGGTCAAAACTGCCAGTAACTTTTTGGATTTTTTCATATGCGTTTTCCTCCCTAAATCAGTATGATATCTGTATTTTACCACTCTAAAATGAATAGTGGAATAGGAAATTTGAAAAAAGTTAAAATAATGCTTGACTTTTGTATATCGGTATATTAATATATGTATATACAAAAAAAGAAAGGAGATGATAAGGTGTCACCTAGAACTGGTCGACCTACCGATAATCCAAAAAAGGTTTCAATGCCAGTAAGACTTTCTGATGATGATATTCAGAGATTGGAATATTGTTCAGACAAAACAGGAAAATCAAAAGCAGAAATCATTAGAATTGGGATTGAAAAGGTCTATAACGAAATAAGAGCAACCGAAACCCTCGACAAGTAGCGGTTGCTCTTAAAGCACTCAACACACCGAAGCAGTTGATATTGTTATTATATCTCCCTTCGGTGTAATTGTAAACACCGAAAGGAGATTTTTTATATGAACGAAATCACAATTAACACAGCAAACCAGACACCTATTGAGATTGCACTTGGTATTGATGAAGAGGGCATGACTACTGCTAGAAAGTTATATTCTTTCTTGGAATTAAGAAAAGCAGATTTCGCTAGATGGGCTAAAACCAATATTACAGAAAATGAATTCGCAACGGAAAACGAAGATTATTGGCGACTCTTCATTGATGCGGAGACGCCGACAGGAGGAAAAATTCAAAGAGAAGATTTTCGTCTCACTGCCCATTTTGCAAAGAAGTTATCAGTGAAAGGAAATAGTGAAAAAGCAGAAGAAGCTAGAGAATATTTTACTAGACTTGAAGAAAAGGTAAAACAACAAGTAATTGATTATTCTAAATTGTCCCCCGAACTACAAATGTTTAATCAGATTTTTCAACAGGTAGCCAAGACTGAACTGGAACAGAAGAAACTTGCGGAACGTGCAGACCAACAAGAGAAAAACATGAAAACCATCATTGATACCTTTAAGGGAACGGATTCCGATGTTGGAACAGAGAAGTGGGTGAACAGATGTATTTCAAAGATTGCTGAGAGTGATGATTTCTCTTACTCATTCGGAAATAAATATGCCGCCGCCAGAAACGAGAGCTACCGTAGATTATCAGACAGAGCGGGTTGCCGATTGGATCAACAGCTTAGAAATGCGATTTCCAGAGCCGAGGAAAGAGGTTGCACCAAGGCACAGACTAACCAGATTAACAAACTGTCCGTGATTATGCAGAATAAGCGGCTGAAAGAGATTTACGTTAGTGTGATTAAAGAAATGATGATTGCATACAGAGTAGAAATCGCATAATTAGATTTTTACAGGGATACACAGGAGGAAAATAAAATGACAAAGGCTGAATTACAGAAAACAATTGACGAACTGAACGCAGATAACAACGAGTGCTTAGTGCTTCTGGATGAGTATATGTACAGACAGAGAATCATTGAAAATCTTATCAATTTGAAAGACCTGTCAAAATTAAAGGGAATGTATCTCTTTACCAAACAGTTAATCGGGGAAGCGTGATATTATGGCAAATAGAATCCAGTTCAATGACTTTCAGAAAAAGAGCGTGTACGCCAAGTGCAACGGAAAATGTGCGATATGCGGTAAGCCTGTCAAATTCAAGAAAATGACAATCGACCACATTACGCCGTTGTCCCGGGGCGGCACCAATGATATTAAGAATCTGCAACTGGCTTGTAAGCGTTGCAATAGCATGAAGAGCAACATGACAATGGATGATATGATGGGGCAGATTTCCGAGATTTTGAAGTATAACCGCAAACAGAAGTTGATTAGAGTGTTGGGAGGAATTGTAGAATGATTGACTATAAAGAAGAAATCAAGAAACTTTTGGAAAAAGTAGATGATTATTATGATCTCAAAAGAACATATAAGTTGCTCGAATATCTGTACTTAGAGGAAGTTTTAAAAACAGTGAAATGATACCAAAGTATACTGAATGATACTTTCACCGTATGTTATACTATAAAATCATAATAAGCAATTTTTAAAGCGTTTACCTTTCGGGGTAGGCGCTTTTTTGTTGCCAAAAAATAAATCATAAAGGAGATATGAATTTATGCTGGTAGAAATCGTTGGAAAAAGATACGAAGAAAAGTTACTTACTACGTCAAGAAAAATCGCAGAATCTTTCGAAAAAGAGCACAAGGAAGTAATAAGGGCAATTGAAGGACAAGTTGACGCAGAGGGTAAAACCAAACATTTAGGTCTTGTAACACAGATTTCTCAAAGGGGAGATATCCCCCTTTCTGATTATTTTATAAAAACTTCTTATATCGGAGAAAACAATCGTGAGTATACCGAATACCTTATAACAAGAGATGGATTTTCCTTGTTAGCCATGGGATTTAATGGTGAAAAAGCATTACAGTGGAAACTTAAATACATTGACGCTTTTAATAAAATGGAATCTGAATTAAAAAGAATTCATACAGAACGTCAGCAATGGCAAATTGAGCGTGACAAGGGCGTTGTTATTAGACATATTCTCACAGATACAATTAAGATGAAAATAACGGAAAGTCCAAATAAAAGATTTGCTTATCCGAATTACACAAATTTAATTTATCGTAATTTATTCGGAAAAACAGCCAAAGAACTTGAAAGTGATTATGGCGTAAAAGCAAAAGAGAATCTTAGGGATTTCTTTACAGGTGATGACCTGGCGAAAGTTCAGAGCATGGAAATGCTTGTAAGCAGTCTTATCAATTGTGGATGGGGATATCAGCAAATTAAAGAATTTATTCAAAACGAAGCAACTAAAATGATTGCTTGAGAGCACTCTAATTTGAAATCAGAGTGCTAAAGTAGGTGAATATATGGCAGAAGTATTTCTTAAAGTGGATGGGGTAGCGTTACCCTGTCCTTCTTCTTTTACATGGGGATTACAGGATATATCGGCATCAGAATCTGGCAGAACTGACGATACAACCATGCATAAAAACAGAGTTGGACAGAAACGGAAACTGTCTGTAGGTTGGAAGGGCCCAGACTGGGACACTGCTTGCAAAATTATACAAGCAGTAAATCCAGAGTATATACAAGTCACATATCCAGACCTGTTATCCGCAAATAAGCACGAAACCAGAACATTTTATGTTGGGGACAGGGAATCACCCTTTAAGTGCTGGTGGATTGGAAATGAGCGCATGGAAGGACTTAGTTTTGACTTTATCGAGAGGTAAGATATGCGAAATTTATCAACGGAATTTAAAGAACAACAGAATAGTGGGAACCGTAACTATCTGAAATATGCAGATTTTACCTTCACGGATGGAAGCACATTATCCATTACAGACAAAGATTTATGGTCTAATGGTTTTAAATTTGAGGATGCAGTATCGCAAAGCGGTTCTTTTGATATCGGCGCAGCTATCGTAAATAAGTTGACACTGCAGATCAACAACTTTTCTGGAAAGTACACAGATTACATCTGGGACGGAGCAAGAGTTGTTTGCTATATTGGGCTTGAATTATCTACTGGCATTGAAAAAATCCGTATCTGTACTATGACGGTAACAGATGCTCCATATCAAAGCACTGCAATTATCAGCCTAACCTGCGAAGATTCAATGCGATTATTTGATCGCGATTATTCAGAAAGTAAACTGACTTATCCGGCAACAAGATTACAAATCATCCAGGATGCTTGCGAGGTGTGCGGAGTAACACTTCAATCTACAAGGTTTGATAATGATGATTTTGTGATTCAGAATCGACCAGATGATAGTAGCATTACTTTCCGACAGGTAATTGCATGGGTAGCGCAGATGGGCTGCCAGTGGGCGAAATGTGACGAATATGGTCGCTTATGCTTTGGATGGTATGAACGTGAAGTCCCGGATAATTTTTATGATTTGGTGGAAGCTCCATGGAAAGATGTAGAAGGTAACGACATATTAGATACCACTGGTGAACAAATCATTACTATCATGCAGACTGGGATTACAGCAATTCAAACAAACGGATTTACTCCGTGGCTGTATGATCTTGAAATAACAGGTATAAAAGTTACAGAATACGTTGAAAATTCTTCTCAAAATGAAGCGAAAACATATCAGTCGGGGAAATCTGGCTACGTTATCGAAATAAGTGATAATAAGCTAATCCAAGAGGGAACAGGAGAAGAAATCTGTAAGATTATTTCAGACAGATGTGTTGGAATGAAATTCAGACCGTTTTCTACCGGTGCTTTAACAAATATTGCATGGGAAGCTGGTGACACCATTGCGATTTCCGATAGAAACGGAAAACAGTATAAGAGCTACCTAACTTCTGTTACTTTGAATCCAGGCGCATTTGAGCAACTTGAATGCAGTGCTAAGAGTGCATCCAGGAATAAGCAGAAACAATATAGCCTTAATCAACAAATACAGGCAGAAAATAATAAGAATTTAAGAGATGAACGTACCGCAAGAGAAAAGGCAATTGAAGAATTGTCTCAAAGATTGTCTGAATCTTCCGGTACATATACTACTGTGGAAACACAGCCGGACGGAAGCAACATCTATTATCTTCATAATAAGCCGCAGTTATCCGATTCTGACATTGTATGGAAAATGACTGCAGAAGCGTGGGCTGTATCTACAGATGGTGGACAACATTGGAATGGCGGTATGACGGTTGATGGTGATGTAATTGCCAGAATCCTTACTGCTACAGGCGTTAATGCTGACTGGATTAATACAGGAACTATTAAAGCAATTGACAAAGACGGAAATACAACTTTCCTGGTTGATGTAACAACAGGAAGGGTTGTTATTAATGCGGATTCCGTACAAGTTAAGGGAAAAGATGTTAATGCAATTGCAAAGGAAAAAGCAGAAACAGAAGTAAATAATTTTATCAGTAACACATATACAAGTGATATCAATAATTTGCAGTCTCAAATTGACGGACAGATTGAGACTTTTTTTTATGACTATGAACCAACCTTGCAGAATATCCCGGCTTCTGGATGGACTACAAACGAAGAACGAAAGAAACATGAGGGTGACTTATTTTACTGGAAATCCAAGGGATATGCGTACCGTTTTATGCAAGATGGGGCAACTTGGAAATGGCAATTGGTACAAGATACCGATATAACGTTAGCACTTGCCGCCGCAGAAAAAGCACAAGATACGGCAGATCATAAGCGGCGTGCATTCGTCGTTCAGCCAAAGCCACCTTATGACATTGGAGACTTATGGACGCAAGGCTCTAATGGTGACTTGATGAGATGTAAGGTTGCCAGAGCAAGCGGCTCTTATTCAGTGGATGATTGGGAAAAGGCTTCAAAGTATACGGACGATAGCTCTTTAGACTTATTTATTAATGGTGTTTTTAAAGATTCTCTTAATTCTTTAAAAACACAGATAGACGGGAAAATTGAGACTTGGTATCAGCCAAACGATCCATCTGTAAAATGGACAAAAACAGAGGAATATCCATGGTGTGATATTGACGGAAACAAGATTCTGGATGAATCCGGGAATGAAATTGTTTTGGTATGGGAATCTGAGAAGGTAGAGCATGAAGGCGATCTTTGGCATAATACCACGGATAACACCCAGTGGATATACAAATCTGGCATCTGGCAACCACAGTCCATACCAAATGAATTGTTGGACAAGATAGACGGTAAATCATCTGTTTACATGATTCAGCCAACACCACCATATTACGAAGGTGACTTGTGGGTAACGACCAATAGTGAAGGAAAGGCTTCTCTCAAAACTTCTTTTGTAAATCGTATTAATGGTGACTTTACTGCATCCGATTGGATTGACTTCAAGTACGCAGACAAAGACGATATCAAAAATGCAATTGATAATTACGATACCAGTCTTGGACAGGATGAAGTGTTCAATAAACTCACAAAAGGCGGGACAGAACAGGGAATCTACATCGAGGACGGAAAAGTATATATCAATGCAAAATATATTCTGGCTGGATTGCTTGCCGGTGAGAGAATTAATGGTCGTGGGCTAAAAGTCATTAATGATGACAAGAACGTAACCTTAGAAATCGACAGCAAAGGAAACGTCATCCTAGCTCCAAAAACTTTTTCCTTACAAGGCAAAACAGTAAAGGAAATTGCAGATTCTTCTGCCAGCACCGCAGTTTCTGGACAGACACAAGCCGATATTTTCAACAAACTTACCAATGGCGGCAAGGCACAGGGGATTTACTTGGATGAAAATGGAAATGTCTATGTAAATGGTGAATACGTGCAAGCTAAGGGAATTAGGGTTGTTGATAGTAATGGAAAGACCACTTTTGCCATTGACAAAACTACTGGTGCAGTAACAATAGCAGCTTCACAGTTTACATTAGGAGATAAAAGCGTTACTGATATAGCACAGGAAGAAGCTATAAAACAAGTCCAAGATATTACATCGGACAATATAATCAAAGGGTATTATCTAACAGAACAAAACGTTAAAGATTATTGGTCTACACAAAATGCATATACATATGAGTATGGAGTCCAGGATGTAGATGGCGGTAAAAATGCAATCAAAATAAACGGAACTGGAGCACAATTTGGAACGAAAAATTATAAGCCAATAAAAGTTACTGGAAATTATACTTTTTCGTTTTGGATAAAAACTAGTGTTGCAACACAAGTATATGTGTATCTTGGAAGTAAAACAATATTAAATGCTAAAACTACAACTGAATGGAAAAGACTGCAAGTAACAACAACTTTATCTAGCTTACCAAATGATAGTTTAAACAGTTTGAGAATCTTGACATCATCAGTTGGGTCTAGCGTAAAATTTGATACCTATATTTACATGCCAAAGCTTGAATATGCTTACACAAATGAACAAGTGTTCAATATGCTTACAAACAACGGTGCAATAAAGGGCATGTACATGGAAAATGGAGAATTGTATTTTTCATTCACCTATGCACATGGAGGTACATTGAAACTTGGCGGTTCAAATAACGGAAATGGGTTACTTTCCATTCTGAATGCAAGCGGCACACAGGTTGGATATATTGACAATACGGGGGTTCATTTTAACCAAGGTGAATTTTCTGGAAATTTGAAGTCTAATACTGGTGAAATTGGAAGTTGGATAATTGATAAGACCAACGGTATTCTAAAATCAAAAGATGGAGGAATTATACTGGATGCAAAAAACAGTAAAATTTATGCCGTTGTACCGACTGGACATACTGGGACTGAGATATCAAAAGAAAAAATTGTTTCTGGAGATGCGAACTTTTCCAGTGCAACCATTGGGGGAGGAATCATAGGAGAAAATGTTGGTTCTTGGTTTAAAACAGGAAATTCGTTTAATGGCGATAATAGTGCAGAACTAAATATCGAACAATATTTTCACGTTACAAGTAGATCGTTTGAATTACCGGCATTAGACAAAGTTTCATCTGGCGGTCACTTGGTATTTAAATCAGACGGATTGACAGTGGCTTGTACACTTTCCTCTTCTAAAAGATACAAAGTTCTTGGAAACAAGATAACAGAGAATGATATAGAGAACCTTTACAATATTAATCCTGTTTGGGCGAAATATAAGAATGAGTTAATAGCAAAAGATGATGAACGGTACGACACATATATGCCAATGTTCATTGCAGAAGATGTAGAAAAATGGTTTCCAATAGCAACAGACCACAGAAACGGGCTGGCAGAAGACTGGAATCAAAAAATCATGATCCCATCCATGTTCGCCATGATAAAATTCAATCACGAGAAAATCAAGGAACTCAAATTCGAAAATGAAGAATTAAAATCGGAATTAAAAAACATTAAAGAAGAGCTTGCAGAAATCAAACAATTGTTAAGCAAATCGGTATAAAGAGGGTGAGAAATCATCCTCTTTTTTAGCAGATCAAACATCAAAACCAATAATTAAAGGAGGGTAACAACATGCCGAAATGGACAGAATACACAACAAAAGATACGTTAGCAGATAATGACGAAGTAATGCTGTATGACGCAACTGGGAGAGCGAATAAGCGCGGATTAATGAGCAAGTTTTGGGATTATGTCGTTGATAAAATGGCAACGGCTGTTATAGGTAAACTGGAAACAGAAAACAAGACAGTTATCGGGGCACTTAACTATTTAAATGGCAAGAAGGAAAGCAATTCAGAAAATATAGATTCTGCCTCTGATCTTGCTGAAGATGTGCTTGAAAAATGCCACAATGGAGAAATTAGATTATTCACGATACAAAGTACAGTAAGTATCGAGAAAGGATCTCCGGATGGACAAGGTGGATTTCTACTTGCGTATCAAAGCAAAGCTGGCAGCGCATACGGAATTGTTGTGCTTTTTTCTTATAGCGAAAAAATATGGATGAAAGTCAAAGATATTACTTGGAATAATTGGAAAAAAATACAACTTTCTTAAATAGTAAGGCATCCAGAACGCAAAGTCGTTTAAAGATTATGTAGCAAAAGCTTATCCGTTCACAAATCGAAATGATTCGTTTTGCAAACGACAATTGTAGTGATACATTTTTCAAAATAATATCATGATTTTTTTCAAATGCGATAATTATTTCATCGTTTACAGCTTAAACCAATATTTTTTCGTGATTCTCTGAATTATAATGATTGTTAACATATATGTGATCCTGTGTTAACATATGCCCAACATAATTTGAAGATCCTCTATCGTATTTGTTTGCTATAATTGTTACAGTTTGTCCTTTTATTGTACCATATCCCAAAAGTACTCCATTTTTTCCTGATGTATTTTGGGTAAATTGTTCCCAAGCTTTATCGCAATCGTCAGCTGCAAATTTTGACGTTTTGCCATTTAGCGCATTAATTGCACTGATGGAACAATAGACGGATATGCTAAAGAGCATCCCATTTGGGGTGCTTTTTATTATGCACTTTTTAACCTCAACAAGAAAGGAGAACATACATGAATATCAATACCTCATTAATCAGCAACAACAACAGCTACGCAGGACAAACGCCTCTGTATATTGTCATTCATAATACAGATAATACTGCCAAAACAGCGGATGCCAAAGCACACGCCACTGCACAGCATAATGGCAATTTTCATGGCTATTCAGCCCATGTATTCGTGGACGATAAATCAGCATACCAAGCCTTGCCGTATAATCGTGGAGCTTGGCACGTTGGAGTAAATTACGGCGGTAAGCTTTTTGGAACTGTAAACAATCACAACTCTATTGGAATTGAAATGTGCATGAATGCTGGATATAACTACGAAAAAGCATTCCAGAATACCGTTGATGTGTGCAAGCAACTGATGAAAAAGTACAATATCCCGGTAATCCGAGTAGTGCAACATTACGATGTGTGCGCTAAGAATTGCCCTTCCGTTATCCGTAAAAGAGGTGACTGGGATAGATTCAAGAAGCTTATTTCCAGTGAAACCGTGGTAACATCAACCACAAAGCCGACAGCAAAGGTTGACAAGTATTACCGTGTCCGTAAGACATGGAAGGATTCCAAGAGCCAGATCGGGGCTTACAAGTCACTGGAAAATGCGAAGAAGGCTTGCAAAGCCGGTTACTCTGTTTTTGATTGGAACGGAAAAGCAGTGTATTCCGTAACAGCAAAGAAAAGTGTAGACAAGGTTGCAAAAGAGGTAATCAATGGCGAATGGGGAAATGGACAAGATAGACGAGACCGCCTGGAATCTGCTGGCTATAATTACGCAGAAGTGCAGAAAAAAGTCAATGAATTACTGAAATAATAATACTCCCGGGGCTTTCCCCGGGAGTTACTTAAATGTCGTATATTCTTCAAATTCGTTTCTTATTTTTGCAAAGTCTTTTCTTCTGATAGGCACAGTATTTCCAGAAAACATAAGGAACGAAGTGTTTATTTCTTTTACCTCGTCCATGTTTATTATGTAGCTCTGGTGACACCTCAAGAATCTGGAATCCAGTAATTCTTCAATATCGGATAGTTTACATCGTTCCGTATAAACTATACCGCAAGTGCAGTGGATAATGATGTATTTGTTTCGGCTCTCAATATATTCGATATTTTGAAACTCCACCCGATGAATAAAGTCTTTTCCTTTTATCATAAGAGTGCTTTTGCTGATATGTTCCAGAGCATGATTGAAAGCACTATACATTCTGCCGTTTTCAGAACCTTTTATGATATAGTGTACCGGGAGTATATCAAGAGCTTCAAAAACATACTCTTTGTGGGCTGTCCAGAAAATAATATTTCCATTATAGCCATTTAATCTCAATTCCTTTGCGACTTCAATTCCATTTTCTTCTTTCAAAACGATATCCAAAACCACAATATCATACCACTCGCCATCTGCCACATCATCAATAAGCGGCTGCCCTTTATCATACGGAGTAATCAATGCTTTTATATCACCATTTCGTTTGAGAAAATTATTAATCCGATGCATAAATATATCAATCTGGATTTCGCTATCATCACATATTGCAATTCTCATTCAAATCATCTCTTTTCACGTAAAATTCGCCACCAGAGGTGCTAATTTCGCCATTTCCTGTGTGATTGTATATTTTTTGATACAATGTTATTGTAATACATTAAGATGATAGTGTAAAGGGGATGGATTCATGGAGAAACATAAAAAAATCATAATTGTGTTTATACTGATATTCGTGCAGGCGTTCTTGATTCAATACGTTTACTTCCGCCTGGATCGTAGTATTATCTTTGGGAGGAATAAAACTATCGAAACTGCAAAAGCAGAGGTAAAACAGGTTGTTCATGAACGCTATAAATCCCTCGCAGACAAGCATCCAGCCCCTTTATTTCTATCTATTATTATTACGATTTGGAAAAGCAAAAATCACAATATTTACACAAAAAAACTTATAATTCATAGAAAAATCAGAATAAATCAGTTTGCCAGGAAAGATTTAAGCGGAAACAATTCTATCCCAGTATATGGTTATAAAAACATGATATAATTTAATAAATAAGAACAAATGTTTGGAATATTGGGAGGGATTTACGTGGATTACAAGAAAGAAATTATTGAGATGATACAAGAGATACATAGTGAAAAGATATTAAATCTTATCTATTGGTTTGTTAAAAGAGGATACAAAGAAGAAAGGGCGGGAAGATAATTCCCACCCTCAGAACCTAGAAAATAAACTTTTCAAAGAAATCACACAACAAATCTTTTTTATCGGGCGACAGTTTATCGTATTCAAGAATAATTTTCATGAATCGTGGATCTGTTAGCCCGATTTTCATTGATACATCTGAATATTCTGCATCAATTTCCTTTTCCTCTTTTAAATCCGTTAAATCAGACATTCCAATTCGGAAATAATCTGCTAATGCTCTGATTTTTCCTGTTCCTGGCATTGAATTGCCTTTGCACCACATGTTAAATGTGGAAGGGTTAGTTCCTACTGCTTCGGCAACTTCTTTTTGCTGTTTGCCACTTAATGAAATATACTTGTTGAGATTGTTTGAAAAGATTTTTTTCTGTTCTTCATCTGTCATCATGGTGTTCCTCCTCCTTACATATTGTATTGTACATCATACTAATAAAAAATTCAAGTATAAATTCAAAATAATTGAATTTTAGTGTTGACAATTCAATTAAAATGAATTACAATAAGACCATCAGTTAAGAAAGGAGATGAGCAAATGCCAAAGATTTCATTAGAAGCAGTTCGCGTGAACGCTGGATATAACCAGAAAGAATGGGCTGAAATGTTCGGTATTTCCAATAGTACAGTTGTTAACTGGGAAAAAGGAAAGACAGAACCAACATTATCACAACTTAGAAAAATGAGTGAACTTTCTGGGATTCCTATGGACTTTATTTTTGTGCCCAATAGATTCAATTAAATTGAATTGAAAATTTATTAAGAAAGGAATTGCATGAAAAAATCAAAAATTGAAATTCGTCAAGTAGATGGCGAATGTGGAATATTTACAGAAATCCTTGTGGACGGTCACAAACTCGAAGGGGTAAGAAGCTTTGAGCTGAAACAGGGAGTTGGAGATTCAGAACCTATTCTTTCCATTGATCTGAATGCTTTAAATTTATCCACGGACTTGCAGATGTTGCAGGTGAACCAGAAAGGTATCGGGGAAATTGAGGGAATCAAGTTTAAAGATTCACCAAGGATGCTGAAATTTCAAACAGAATAGGCTCCCATATCTCAGAGAGCCAAACAGAATTATTTTGAAGCTTTTAAAATGGAACATTGTTTCGGATTTGAACAACATCCAGTTTTGCTTGCATAATTACACTTAATTCGACCTATTGTGTAATTAGGCGTCAAATCATCCAATGATCCAGTATTAATGAGAGAAGCTTCAATGGAATAATTTTTGTTCTGCTTATCGCAGAAACCATTAAATACCAATAATCATCACCTCCCCTCTTATAGGGAGTATAACACAAGAAAGGAGGAAAATCATAGACGATTTAGTTTATCTTCGTAATGAAGAAGCTGTCTGCGATAGTTTACAGGTGGCTGAGAAATTTGGAAAAAGACATGCAGATGTGATTAGAGCCATTAAAAATATAATCAAAAATGACTCAACGCAAAATTGCGTTCGTTGTTTCAAAGAAAGAAAGTATAAAGATACAAAAGGTGAGGAACGTCCTATGTATTTTATAAATCGGGACGGATTTACATTCTTAGTAATGGGATTTACTGGCAAGAAAGCGAATGAATGGAAATGGCAATACATAAAAGCTTTTAACCAGATGGAGAATTTCATCCGTGAGAAATCAACTCAAGTTTGGGTTGAAACCAGAAAAGCCGGGAAACTTACCAGAAAGGCAGAAACCGATACTATTCAGAAACTTGTTGAATACGCCAAAGTACAGGGAAGCAGTCATGCAGAAATGCTTTACATGACATATTCCAAATTAGCAAACAAGATGGCGGGGATCAATAAGAGAGATGAAGCTACGGTAATGCAACTCAACAACCTGTCCTTGATGGAAAATATTATCTTACATGAAATTGATCTCGGAATCATGCAAGAAAAACATTATAAGGAAATCTACAAAGATTGCAAGAAGAGATTGGAGACAGTTAAAGATTTGGCTTATCTGGAAGCGGTTTGAGAGGAAAGCTCATAAGGAGGTGGGGAGATGAGTGGTACATATAACATTCTTTGCGCTATTTTGGAAGAACTCCAAGCTATTCATAATATCCTGGAGCAGCCACAAAAACGAGTTTCTAAAAAAGATAAGAAAAGCATCGAAAAACGCATTATTGATAGACCTCTTCTCGAACCTCAAAATTCTATGATGATGGAAAGAAAAGAGACTAACGGAGGCAAGGAAAAATGAAATGTGATGAATGTACATGTAGTTATGAATCATGTTCTTGTAAATTACCAGGATCAAAATGTGCCTACGAAACTGATGACAAAAAATACGACGGAGGTAAGGTAAATGAAAAAAGATAAACCAAGATGGAAAGATCTTCCGTTCTATGAACGATTTGCAAGGACTTGTAAGCGAAATGGTTCTGCGGATTGGATGGTAGAACACATTAGAGAGCGTGGTAAACAAAAAGAAAAAGAAGCTAAAGAAAAAGAAGTAAGAGAAACGGAGGATAAATAATATGAGTATTGAAAAATTAATTGAGTTACTTCCAACCAGTGTTAAATGTGACACTGTAGATTTTAAAGATGTCAACAGTTTTTAAAAAATAATCAAAGCTTTTCAAATTAACACCTCCTTCCTAAAGGAGACTATATCACAGAAAGGAGAATAATGAACGAATTAACAGTAACAGAATATAAGAATGTTCGGGTTCTTACAACACAGCAGATTGCGGAAGCATATGAAGCTGACGTAAAAGTTATCTCAAATAATTTCAATAGAAATAAAGAGAGATATATCGAAGGAAAGCATTTTATTTGTCTTGAAGGTGAAGAATTGAAGATATTTAAAACGAATCATCATTTTGATGAATCGTCAAGAATCAATAAACTCTACCTCTGGACAGAAAAAGGAGCATTTCTCCACGCTAAGTCTCTGAACACCGATAAAGCGTGGGAAGTATATGACAGATTGGTAGATGAATATTTTGATAAAGGATCTCGAAAACCATTAACAGTTGCCGAACAAATTCAACTTCTCGCCCAGGGTACAGCAGACCATGAGGAAAGAATCGAAAAACTTGAAAACACAATGACAATTGACTATGGTCAGCAAAAATATCTTGGGGATTTGGTTTCAATAGTGGTTATTGAAGTGCTAGGCGGAAAGAATTCCAATGCCTATTCAGAAATCGGAAAGAAAGTATTCGCAGAATGTAATCGAGATGTGAAATCTTATTTCGGTGTAAACGCAAGAAACAACATTCCAAAATTAAGATATGAGGAAGCTGTGAAGTACATCAAGGGATGGCAACCGTGTACAAATACAAAAATGCAGATTCGCGATTGCAATTATGATATTAATTCAGAAAGAAAATGAGGGTAAAACAGTGAAAGATATTAAAAGCTACGAATTTTATGGAGATAATCCAGAAATTTTTCATTCTCTTGTAGGTTTTGAAATTGCAGATATTTTGTTCACACATACCAAAGAAGAAAATGAGAATGTAGTTGTTGTGAAGTGTGCAAATAAGCAACATGTTGAAATTGATCTTCTCTTTAAAGAAGATGGAATATTTGTTACTGAACCATTTGCGGTGGATGAAGATCTTACAATTATTGAATAGGGGAGGTGAACAAAGAATGTTAGCAGATGATTACGTTGCTGAAAGGTTATCCGATTATGATTCCAAAATATATCAGTTATATCGCCACAAAAACGGACAGAAGGCAAGCGACCTTGTAGAAAAAGTAAAAAACGAAATTGCCGAATGCGGTCTGTCCGCCACTGAAGCGAAAGGCTTTTTAGAGTACATGAAGATTGTTATTGACGCTCAGTCACATCTTCCCATTCAGAAATAACGGAAGTTTTTATTGTTTCTGCTCCGGGAACATTGCCATCATCAATCTCATTTGCGGCATGAAGCATTGAAATTATTTTATGAGAATAAGGATGTTCCTTTCCGCAATTCGGGCACACAACCTTGTCTGTACTTATTCTTTCACTTATATAGTAATCGCAATGACAAGTACAGGAAACTTTTAATTTGAGAAACATTTTAACATACCTCCTTTCTGAACACATTATACCATTCAGATGGAGAGAATAAAAGAAAATAGGGAGGAAAAACAATGATTAAATTTGAAAACGGATTAGTTAATATTTCTGGTAAAGGGATTGATATTCTTTCAGAGTATGCAGTTATCACCCATGAAATTAAAAAGATGTTCGCAAAAAATGGTGGAGAAGAGAAAGAAATAAAAGAGCAGCTTAGACATTCATTTGAGTATGGCCTTATGAACGAGGAAGAACTTGATAAAGAAATCAAGGAAACTTCCAAACAGATAGATGCAATTATTCCGTTTATTTCGCATCTGAAAGAAATGCTTAAAAAATTTGGAGCAAAAGATAAGGAGGACTAATCATGGGAGAAACTAAGAGCACAGATTATATTCCAGAGAACGCCAATGAGGAATACGCACTTCTGGTTGGAAGGTTAAAGGCATTTGAAGCTTGGGCGAATAGCGTGAACGATTATGATTTCACAAAGAAAATGGCATTTAGAATGCTTGGGCTTGATGCAGAAAAATCAAAGGAGGAAAAGAAAGAATGAAATGCTTTAAAGCAGATTAAGTGTCCTGGAAGGTGCTGACACACCAACCAGGACGGTATCTAACTAAGAATGAGTTAGTTAAATACAGGATTATTATAACACAACCTCCTGTATTTGACAAACAAAAATATAACAGGAGGACTTTTTATGCAAAAAAATGGCGAAAATCAGCCACTTTCCAGCGAAATCATTGCTGATCTGGAAGAAAAGCTGATGGCAAGAAATGTAATTATCGCTATTCTGGCAGCTGCACTTGCAGTAACCACATCCAGAAGAAAGTGAGGACAAAATGAAAGAGGTGGTAAATACAATAGGAGAAATATTTGTAGGGATAGGGATGTTTACAGTAATCTTCTCAATCACATGGATGTTTACATCATTTGATGCCATCGGGGTGTTCTTTGTATCAACAGTCTTATTCTCAATGGTGTTTCTTCCTATTATATTAGAAATGGAGGAAAAATAAATGCAAAGATTAAACAAAGTAAGATTATCCGGCAGAGCCGGGGAAATAGTATTTAGCCACGAGCATTACGGAAGATACTATTACAAATTCATGCTGACAGTTATTCGTAAAAGCGGTGCAGTAGATATGTTTCCAATCGTTATAGAAGATTCCATTGTACGTGACAATGATTATAACGGAAAAGAAGTTGTGGTAACAGGAGCAATCAGAAGCATGGACACTTCTAAAAATCCAAATAAGCACCACAATGTTAATTATATCGCAGCTGATGAAGTGGAAATCCTGGAAGAACAGGTTCCAGAAGGCGATATAAACGAAGTAGAGTTTATTTCTAGAAGTTGCACGAAAGAGCCATATGCAAAACTTACACCAGCAACACACAGGAAAGTTTTAAATCTTTTCGTGGCAATTCCAAGAGATCATTCAGAAAGAGCGGATTTTATTCGCTGTACTTTATGGGGAAAAGGTGCTGATCTGGCGGTAGACGTTAAAAGGAATGATTACATTAAAGTAAACGGAAGGTTAATGAGCCGTGATGTTTATGTTAATGGGGAAGAAACGGAAAGTGTATATGAGATTTCCGTAAAAGAAATGGAGAAATTGTAGGATGAAGAATAACAAGAATGAAGTTCAATTATACGGTGCGATAATGGATATTCAGCCAGGAACGTTTTTCAAGAACGGAGAAAAATTCGTAAGATTTTATATTGGCGCAAAGCGTACCAGTGGGAACGTAGATTTGCTTCCAGTAGCAATACCAGAAAGAATGGCAGAAAACTGGAAAATTGGAGAACACATCTATATTGAGGGAAAATACACTTCATACAATAAAAAGGAAAATGGAAAATCACATTTAATATTGGAAGTTAAAGCAGAAACATTATTGGGTGGAGATGGAAGCGTAGACGATGAAAATAAATTCATTCTGGAAGGTTATCTTTGCAAACCGCCTGTTTATCGAAGAACACCAAGTGGAAAAGAAATCTGTGATTTGATGATTGCGTGCAACGAATATGACTTGCGAAGAACAGATTATATCCCATGTATAGCATGGTGGAAAGAAGCCAGAGAAGCTGCTGATTTCAAGGTTGGAGATTTCGTAAAAATAATCGGAAGAATCCAGAGCCGGATTTATCATAAAAAATTATCTGGTGATGAAGTGGAGCTTAGAACTGCATATGAGGTATCAATAGGGAGGATAATCGAGCATGAAAGTGGAAGTGAAAAAGATTTCGTTGGAGAATTACAAGAAGTTTTCAAGTAAGTCTGTAGATTTGTTTCCAAGAACAGAGATTTCTGGCAGAAACAGAGAAGGAAAATCCACATTGCAGGACGCATATTTGGACGTTCTGACAGGTAAGATGGCGAATGGTACAGAACCTACTTCTATTCGCAGAAAAGAAAATGGCGTGGAAGTGCCAAAGGTTGATGTTGTAAGAGAGCTTACACTTTCGATTGATGGGAAAGAAAAAGTGATCCGCAAAATCACAAAGCAAAAGTGGAGAAAACCAAGAGGACAGTCAGAAGAGGTATTCGATGGAAATGAAACTTCTTATGAAATTGACGGATTCCCGGCTAAATCAAAGGATTATATCGAGTTCATCCAGTCAATAGCAGAGCCTTCAACGCTTCTGATGTGCAGTAATCCAAAAACTTTTCTTGATATTTTACAGAAATCCACTTCGGAAGCCAGAAAAAAGCTTGGGGAGATGGCAGGATTTGACGTAAATAAATTTATTTTAGACAATCCTCAATATGTTTCTTTAAGCGAAATAACAAAAGGAAATTCTATAGAAAACACTCTGAAAAAATTAAGAAAAGATTTAAGAGATCAGAAAAAGAGATGCGATGAAAAAGACACGGAAATCAAGTATGAAACCAATAGAAGTGTTGAAGCGGAAGACACTTCCTCCCTAGAATCCAAAAAACAGGAGCTTAATGCGGAGCTTTCCAAACTGGAAGAACAGGAACGGATTCTTGAAGATTCAGCAAAAGGCTATGACAGCCTTTCATATGAAATCCGTGGTTTGAAATCTTCCAGGGATGGTCTGGTTAGCAAAGCGAATGAATGGTTAAGAGCCAGACAAAAATTCATTTCTGATACAGTTTCCGAACTTAGGTTAAAAAAATCAGAAAAGGAATCAAGCATTCGTATTATTGGAATGGAACTGGATAACCACATAAGGGAAGCACAACAAGCAAAAGCTGACTTGGATAGAGCCAGACAGGACTATCCGAGAATCAAGGAAATGGAGTGGGATGATTCTGGACTGAAGGCCATTGAAGCTGAAACATTCAATGATTCTGATACTATTTGCCCTACCTGTGGACAAGAGCTGCCAGAAGAACAAGTTTCCGAATTGAGAGCTTCCTTTGAAGAAAAGAAGAAGTTTAGAATTGAAAATGAATTAACCAAAAAGCAAAACTGGGAATCAGCAAAACAGAACCAGTTGAAAGGAACTTGTGATCTTGGAAATTCTGCTGCTGCAAAATTAAAGAAAACTAACGAGGAAATCAACAAATTACAGTCGGAAATCGGCGCAGCACAGGATGAAGTTGATGAACTTACTAAGCAGATTGAGGAAGAACAGTCCAAATTTACGGAGCTTCCAGAATCTGTAGATATGACAAATGATGAAGAATATCTTGCAGTTACAGTGAGAATTGCAGAACTTGAAGAGAAACTGAAATCATTTGATGATGTTCCTGGAAAGAAACAGGAATTAAGAATGCAGATCAGCAATGTTATGAAACAGATTTCCAATGTGGATGCAGACATTAAGATTGCACAGGCAGCAGTCACAGAGAAAGAAAAGCGAGTAGCCGAACTGAATGAGGAACTGAAAAGCCTTGGACAGGTACAAGCTGATATTGAAAAGAACATTGATACCGTTCTTAACTTCTCAATCCAGAAGAATAAGGCACTGGCAGAGAAAATCAATCCATTTTTCCATCATTTCCAGTTCAGTTTCCTTGATTACACGATTGAGGGAAATCCAGTAGAAACTTGCAAAATGATCTGTAATGGAATCGACTACAACAGCGGATTAAATCATTCCGACAAAATTCTTTGTGAGGTTGATTTACTGAATGGATTACAGGAAATGAATGGGCTGAATCTGCCGATTTGGATTGATGATTCGGAGAGCATTGACAAAAGCAGAATTCCTGTATTAGACAGGCAGATGATTATTCTGAGAGTGACGGATGGGGATTTGAAAGTAAAAGGAATCTGATAATTAGGAGGGGAAAATGCTAACAGCAACATGGGGAAAACATTTTTTCAAGGCAGATTCCACGTATAGTAAATAAAAAATCGGTGGCATATGAATCCGGGTGAATGCCCGGAAAGCACAACAGGAAAAAATAAAACAGTTAATGAAAGAACAGGAAATTACAATTCAACATAGGACAAATTATTTCATCCTGTTTCATATGTCACTGAGCATATAAATAAAGAAAAGGAGAATTAAAATGACAGAAAACACACAGGTAGCAAATTTTAACACACAGCTTTCCTACTACACAAATCGTTATGTTGATTTAATGGAAAGAGATTTAACTTCAAGAGGAATGGAATTTGATTCCTACTCAAAGGATTGCGTAGTGGCAGCAATGGGATCTATTTTCCAGATGGTGCATGAGAGTGGAGTGAGTTTTGAAGCAATTAATGGCTCTAACCTTAAATTCATTCTGAGCAAAGTAGCAGCGTTAAAACTGAACGCAAACGCACAGCCGAGAGAGTGTTATTTCCAAATCAGAAACGTAAACATAGCGGCGAAAGGGCAGAAACCTCAGTGGGAGAAGAAAATCGAATTTGCGATTGAGGGCGATGGAAATGACGCTCTTGTAAGTAGATATGGTGTCGATGTAGCTAAAGTATTCCCGTACTGGAAAGTCAGAGAAGGTGATAAGTATATCCCACCAAGACATAAGGGTGTGGAAATCACACCGCCAGAATGGGAAGAGTCTGGTGTAGGTAAGGTAGTGCGTATCGTATATCCGATTCAGTATAAGGACGGACATATTGAATATCTTTCTTGCGAAAGAGCAGATGTACTGAAGAATCTTGCAGCACACATCAAGAATAATCTCCAGAATGAAACGTTTGGAATTTGTGCGGACAGATATAAAGCTACAGATTCGCAGAAAGCTCAAATTGAAGAAAAGAAGAAAGAGATCATGAAAAAGGTCGCTGACATTGGAGAACTGGAAGCAATCATTGATTGTGAGGAATTAAGACCGTATATTTCACCGTCTTATTATGAAACACAATCCAGAGAATCAATGATTATTCGTAAGATGCGAAACAACATTATGAAGTCTATTCCTAAGAGATGGGACAATCCAGTGCAGGCTTACGAATACAACATGATGGATGCCACATACAGAGAAGTGCAGGAAGAAATCGAGCAGAACGCCAATGCAGAAGAATTTATCCCAGACAAGCCAGCGGCAATCGAAGAACAGCCTAAACAGCCAACAGTCGCAGAAGTTGTAAAGACCGCCGAGAAAGAACCAGTCCCGGCAGCAGAGCCAGTGGAAACAGAAATTCCGTCATTTATGAGCCAGGAGGAAATGTAGAATGAAAAAGAAATTGATTATTGTGGCAGCAGTAACAGCTTGTGTATCAATCACAGGCTGTACCGCAAGCTTTGACAGGGAAGTAAAATCTTTTTCAAGTAATTGGAACGGTGGTCTGAACCGTACCGTAACTGTTTACGATTACAATGGCGGTAAAATCAAGTCCTGGTCTGGGAAGTTCGATGTTTCCGAATCTGAAAATGAAGTTTATTTTGACGATTCGGACGGAAAGCGAGTTATTATCCACGGCGGTATTGTTGTGAATGAAGAAAACTGATTTAAAGGAATATTTAGAAATAGAGGTGATAATAAATGTTCATGCGAGTAGTAAACACAGGAAGCACCCACGGAAACTGCTATGTTCTGAAATCGAACAGCGGAGAAATGCTTCTTCTGGACTGCGGATGCAGATACAAAGACATTCTGAAAGCTATTGATTACAGAACAAGTGATGTTTCTGGCGTGCTTCTTACCCATGAACACGGTTGAGTGATCACCGTGAATCATTTAAAAATCTGATGAATTTAGGTATTCAGATTTACACCAATGATGAAACTGTGGAACATCTGCAAATTATCACTGGTGAATTAATGAAAGGAGTTCCAGAGAAAAGACCGTTTCGGGTTGGTTCGTTTACAGTAATACCGTTCTATTTACCGCATACTACAAGGGACAAGGACACAGGGCAACTTATTCCATGTTTCAATTATGGGTATATCGTGGAACATGAAGAAATGGGAAAACTGCTGTACATGACAGACTTTGAATACTGCAAGTACAACTTCAAAGCAATGCGACTGAACCACTTTGTTATTGAGTGTAACTATTGTAAAGAATTGGTTGACAAAACAGCTGAAAATTACACGCACAGGCTTAAAGGGCATTGTTCCTTAGATACTTGCAAAATCCTAGTAAAAACAAACCATACGGCAGAATTACGGACGGTAACATTGGTTCATTTGAGTAATGAAGCAGCTGACCCGGAACAGATTTTGAAGGAGATAAAAGAAGCGGTGGTTTGGGATGATGCCCTGGTGCAGATTGCCAGACCGGGGCTAGAAGTTAATTTGGACTTATGTCCGTTTTGAAAGGAGAAATAGATGGTATCAATTGAATTAAAAGATTGGAAAGAAGTAACAAAAGGAATTTATGTAAATCCAATTTCTGCAAATGCAGCTTATGAAATTCATATTAAATACTGGGACATGAAAACAGATATTCTTTCTGCAAATGCCGAACTTTATATAGTGAGAGATTGGCATGAAAAAGACGGAAGAAACATCAGAGAAAGAGAAATACTGCTTGATTATGCATCTGTTATGGATTGTATTTGGAAAGCAGTTGAAGATGATAAGGAAAACAATTCGACTGAATAATTGAAAGGAGAAAATTAATGCCAAAAAAATTTAGAAACTATGTAATTAAAGGACAGGAGCATGTAGACCGTAAAGCAGGAAAAACAATTCCTTCAACTAGTGCATGGCGCTCAGTAAGAGATATGCTTCCAGAAGCTCCAACTGATGATACCGCATGTTTGTATTATGTAAAGCTGAAAAACTCTGAAAGAATCATCATGCTTGCATATACTGGAAATGGCGAATGGACTGACACAGAAGGAAAAGAATACAAAGGTATAGAGACATGGCTTGAATATATGCCAAAAGAACATCAAATAGTCGAAAGAAAGGCTTTCTTAAATGAAGATATTTTGAAAGCTATTGTTTCTGATTATATGGAAAAAACTGAAGGAGTTACGGTTAATACAAATAATGTATTTTTTAAAGTAGGAAGAAGATCTGTCGGCTATGGAATTAGTGAACATGAGGAATTGGTATTTATTGGATGTGATGTGATAGATATAGGGGAGGAAAATTGAAAATGAGCGTATTCAGCGTACCAGTAACGATTGGTGTCAATGAGGAAGAAATTGCAAAGGAAATCCGTAAAAATGTTGAGGACAAGGTAGTTGAAAAAATTACCAAAGAAATCAAAGGAGTTATTTATAAAAAAGAGTTATATGGTAGTAGAGAAACCAATGAGCCGTTGTGTAGGATGATACATTCTCATATTTCCGAGATACTAGAAGAGAATAAAAACGTGATCGTACAGGAAGCGGCAAAAGCCTTGGCAGATAAGATGATTAAAACCAAGGCTGTGAAAGAAGCAATAAAAGAAACTATTGAGAAAGTCAAGGAGGATTAATCAATGAAAATCTTCTTAAAAACACTTGACAAACTGAAAAAGCCAGAACCTTCCGAACAAGAATGTAAGTACGATAAAGGATGGAATGATGCAATCGAGAAAGTTGAAGAACTGATTTGTTCCTACAGTCCTGCGGATATGTGGATTCCAACAGAAGTGAAGTTACCGCCAGAGCCAGATGTGAGAGAAAGCCCAGAAGATAAGATAAAATACAACGTTACCATAAAAGACGCCGAGTTACCAACAACCCTTACATATTTAGGCGGTGGAAGATGGGGCATGGTAGAAGAACACGGAATTGCATATTACCCAGTCATTGCATGGCAACCAATGCCACCAGTATACAAACCAGGGAGGTAACACCATTGGAAATAACAATCGGAATCGGCACAGATGAAATTAAAGAAATCATCATGGAGCATATCAAAACAAAAGGATTCAACGTAACAGAAGATGATATTTCCTTTGTTATCGGGAAAGAAGAAACTGTAACAGGAAATACAAAGAAAATCAAACACGCACTTATTAGATGCGACATTCAGATTGAGAGGTGATAAATTGTGAATATTGTTATTCTTTCTGGAAGATTAACTGCTGATCCAGATATCAGAATGGGAACGAATGATACCAAAATCGCAAGATATATTTTGGCTGTCGAGAGAAGAGTGAAAAAGAATACAGAAAGAAAATCTGATTTTATCACTTGCGTATGTCTTGGAAAAAATGCAGAATTCGCAGAGAAATATCTTAAAAAAGGCACGAAAGTAAATGTGCGTGGTGAATGGCAGACTGGAAACTATACGAACAAAAATGGTGAAAAAGTTTACTCAAATGATTGCCTTGTTGCAGAACATGAATTTGCAGAAAGAAAGAGCCAGTCACCACAGACACAGGAAACAGACACACGACCAGTACCGCCGCCAGAACCTAGTTTCATGGATGTGCCAGATTTAGGCGGTATGGAAGATGAATTTCCGTTTAGTTAAGGAGGGGTGATAAATAAATGGAACCAGTTTTAGAAACTAAATTCGAGTATAAAGGTTACCAATGTGTAGTCCTGTTCATGCCTAGAGCATACAGGTGCGGATACGTTGGAATACCTAACAGCCATAAGCTGGCAAAGAAAATTGTTGATGATTTAGGTTATCTTGACTGCCATGGTGGAGTTACTTATTCAGAACCATTTCTACACGATTGTGACGATGATGATACATGGTGGATTGGATTTGACTGTGCTCATTGTTTCGATGGTTATGATATTGAGACAGCAGAACAGTATTTCGGAGAAGAACCAGACTTCAAAAAAATGCTTAAAATAATGGGAGATTGCTGGCGAGAATTAAATAAAGATCCAGATTGCAAAATTCGTTCACTTGCCTATGTTAAAGATGAATGTAAGAAACTCATTGACCAGATTGGAAAGGAGTGATGCCTGGTGGATTATAGTAGAGTTTTCGCTATGAAGCGAGAACGAGAGAATCGAATAAAAAGGATATGTCCAAGCATTCCATATTCTAGTGGTATATACGTGTTTTACCGAACTGACGAAGCCGGAATAAACCGAGCGTATTGTGGACAGGCAGTCAACCTTTGCGAGAGATGTGCGAGCCATTTAGGGGAATACGATCACATAGCATTAAGCCTTAAAAAGCATAAGTTTTACAGTGAAAGTAATCCTACTGGTTGGAAACTTTCATATAGAACATGTAGAAAGGATGAACTTGACCAGAAAGAAATTGAAACAATCAAGGCTTTTGCAGATAAAGGCTTCCAGATGTACAACGTTACAGCTGGTGGCCAGTCAGCTGGAAAGCAAGTAACAGGGCAATATAAACCGCCCAAGACATACAGACAGGGAATCCAACAGGGCAAAATAATCCTTGCAAGAGAGCTAAAACACATCATTGATACTCACTTAAACGTATCAATCAGACCAGAAAAAGCAAATAACAAAGTATCTATTAAGGCGTTGGAAAAATTCAACGAATTACTCAATGAAGAAAATTATCACTGATTCTAACACACCAGTAGTTCTACTGGCTAAATTCCAAAGATAAAAAATAAAAAAATGAAAGGAGCTTGCCTTCAGCTGACGTAAGGGTGCACCGGGCTTCTTTTAAAAATGAATTATGAAGATTTTTTAAAGAGCAAACGATTTGTTCTTGAAAGCAGTGGGTTTGATATTGATAAATCGGAATTAAATCCAATGTTGTATGAATTTCAAAAAGACATTGTGAGATGGGCTTTAAAGAAAGGAAAAGCCTGCATATTTGCTGATTGCGGTTTAGGAAAAACACCAATGCAACTTTCGTGGGCACATCAAGTTTGCACACACGCTGGTGGAATGGTTCTTATTCTTGCACCGTTGGCTGTGGCGGATCAAACGAAGCGTGAAGCTGAAAAATTTGGTTATACTGCAAAAGTTGTGGAAAGCCAATCTGAATGTATCAGCGGTATTAATATTACCAATTATGAAAAAATGGATAAATTTGTTGCAAATGAATTTGTGGGAGTTGTACTTGACGAAAGTAGTATTCTTAAATCTTATTCTGGAAAAGTCAGAACAGCAATTATTCAGAATTTTCATTCAGTTCCTTATAAGTTGGCTTGTACTGCAACACCAGCCCCCAATGACTATATGGAAATAGGAAATCACAGCGAATTTTGCGGCGTTATGACACGGTCGGAAATGTTATCAATGTTCTTTGTGCATGACGGTGGACAAACATCTAAATGGAGATTAAAGGGGCATGCAACAGATGTATTCTGGCAATGGCTGGCAACATTCAGTGTATTTGTAGATAACCCAGCAAATATCGGGTATCAAGTATCTGGCTACGATCTTCCGAAACTTAACATTAACGAAATTATTGTAGACGGAAATGAGCCGATAAAAGAATCATTAACACTTACAGAACGAAGAGAAGCCAGAAAGGAAAGTCTTGAACTTAGATGTAAAAAAGCTGCGAAACTTGTAAATAGTTCAAATGAGAAATGGCTTGTATGGTGTGATTTAAATGACGAATCAGCAAGATTAAGCGAACTGATATCTGAATCCGTGGAAGTAAAAGGCTCTGATAAATCAGAATATAAAAGCAACTCTATGTTGGCGTTTTCTGATGGAACGGTCAAATGCCTTATCACAAAGCCCAAAATTGCAGGGTTCGGCATGAACTGGCAGAATTGCCACAATATGATATTTACTGGACTTTCAGATAGCTATGAGCAGTATTACCAAGCAGTCAGACGGTGTTGGCGGTTCGGGCAAGAGAAGCCTGTGAATGTTTACATTATTATTTCCGCGAAGGAAGGCTGCGTAAAGGAAAATATTGAAAGGAAGCAATGTGATTTCCAGAAAATGCAGTCTGAAATGACAGAATTAACAAAGGAAATAACAAAAAAAGAGCTTAAAAGCACTTGCCGTATAAGTACGCCTTATGAGCCAACAAAAGAAATGAAATTGCCAGATTGGGAGGAATTTACAGCATGAATGTTTTAGACCAGGTTGTTAAAGAAAAATACGCAATATACAACGGCGATTCTTGCGAAATCACAAAAGAAATCCCGGACGAAAGTATTCATTATACAGTATTTTCACCACCATTTTCTAGCTTGTATACATACAGTAACAGTGACCGGGATATGGGGAATAGTAAGGGAGATGATGAATTTTACAACCATTTTATCTATCTGGCAAAAGAACTGTATCGAATAACAATGCCCGGAAGATTACTTAGTTTTCATTGTATGGACTTGCCGCTTATGAAAGAGCGTGACGGCGTGATTGGCTTGAAAGACTTTCCAGCAATCATGCGACAGATTTTTGAAGATTGCGGATTTATTTACCATAGTAAGGTTACCATCTGGAAAAATCCAGTAACTGAAATGCAAAGAACAAAAGCATTGGGACTGCTGCATAAGCAGATTAGAAAAGATAGTGCAATGAACAGGCAGGGAATCCCGGATTATATTGTCACAATGAGAAAGCCAGGAGAAAATCCAGAACGAATTTCGCATACACACGAGACTTTTCCTGTTGATGTGTGGCAAAACTACGCAAGTCCAGTATGGATGGACATTAGGCAGAGCGATACATTACAGAAAAAATCTGCACGAGAAGATAAGGACGAACGTCATATTTGCCCTTTGCAGCTGGAAGTTATTCAGCGCTGCATTGAATTATGGAGCAATCCAGGAGATATAATTTTTGACCCATTCGGTGGTATCGGTTCCACCCCATTTGTGTCTTTAACACTTGGAAGAAGAGCAATCTCATGTGAACTTAAAGAAAGCTATTTTAAACAAATGAAAGCAAATGTAGAAGAAGCACTGAATGGAAATGTAATGGATTGCCCGGTAGGACAAATGAGTATTGAGGATTTTTTATCGTAAAACAATGTTATCAGCAAATATCAATCTTTGATTATTTAAAAGGAGAGTGATTACATGGCAGAGAATACCAATGAATGTGTTATTGAGTGGATTCCCGGAAGAGATTATGTAGGGCTTACTGCCAAGAATGGAAGTGCCTGGAAGAACAGATGCGAGGAATTAGAAAAGGAATTTCCAGAAGATGTGAAAATTATTGCCAGAAATAACGATGGATCTATTTTCGCCCACTTGCCTTATTCCTACATTAAAATCAATCCACCAAGAAAATATTCCGACGAAACGAAAAAGAAAGCTGCGGAAAGATTAAATAAAATGCGTGCAGAAAAAAGCAATACTGCGGAAGAAGAGCCGTTTTGCCTATGAATTACCGTCAGAGAAAATATAATGAGGGACAATCTGCCAGAAATGATATTTACAGATTTCTTGTCAAGTATTTTGAGAAACACGGATATATGCCTTCTTATGAAGAAATCATGGATGGAACAGACCTCACAAAGTGTACCGTCCAGAGACATATGCGGCAATTGGAGATGGATTCTCTGATTGCCACAGAACATCCGGGAATATCGAGAGCATACCGTTTGACGGAATACAGATACGAAAGGGAAAAATATGGGAAGCAAATTAAAGATGAAAGCACCAAAGAAAAATAGGGTGCTGGCTTGTGACAATCAAATGTCACAGGCATTCGCCAGAGCCATGCAGAACTCACGTAAAGAGTTGGAAATCATGCAAGATCAAGCCTATAACGATGGATTCAATACTGGTGATGACTGGGCGAATACGATCAATTCCGTAACTATGATGTTGGCATTAAGAAAACTGCATGGATTTTCAACCAAAAGGCTTTTAGACGTAATCAATTGTGCAAATGAGTTTGTGGGACAAGCGAACCGTGGCGAAAGAAGCTTTATGAGCATGATTGAGGAATTGGAATCTGAAACAGATGTAAGAATCCCAGATTTGAATAAAGAATTGGTTAGAAGATTTGGAGTGTAAATATTATGGATTTAGAACAAAAAGCAATTGAAAGAATCCGGCTTGCGTCTGATCTCTCGTTGAAACATTATAACAAACCACTTGTATGTGAGTATTCCGGCGGAAAGGATTCAGATGTGCTTCTTGAACTATTCAGAATGTCTGGAATCCCGTTTGAAGTACATAACTCACATACCACTGTTGATGCACCGCAGACAGTAAGGCATATCAAGAATACGTTTTCTGAATTGACGGACAAAGGCATCAAATGCGAGATTGATTATCATGTGCAGGAAAACGGCAAACGTCTTACTATGTGGAATCTTATTCCAAGAAAGCTGATGCCACCTACCAGAATTGTTCGGTATTGCTGTTCAGAACTGAAAGAAGGTGGGAATCCTAACAGAATGATTGCAACAGGCGTTAGATGGTCTGAAAGTAGCAAGAGAAGTAATAGAAGCCCATTTGAAGTATTAGGACAGACAGCAAGCAAAAGTATCGGCGTTTCTGACGAAAAAATGCTTATCACCGATAATGATAATACTCGAAGGTTGTTTGAAAATTGCCAGATGAAAGCAAAGACAGTAGTTAATCCAATTATTGACTGGACAGATCAAAATATCTGGCAGTTCATTGGTGAAAAAGATATTCAGGTATGTGAGCTGTACCAATGCGGATATAATAGGTTAGGCTGTCTAGGTTGTCCGCTTGCATCAAAGAAGCAGAGGGAAAAGGAAATGTATGATTTTCCAAAGTACAAGCAAGCCTATATACGTGCTTTTGACAGAATGATTGAGGAACGCAAGCGGCGTGGAAAAGATGTGAAGTGGAGTTGTGGTGAAGAAGTCTATCTATGGTGGATGCAAGATAACAATGTAGTTGGTCAGATGGAATTATCTGATTTTATTGAGTATTAAAATCACGTACTAACTGCACAATAGCGTGCCAGTTGCTTACATGGGGAAAGTGAGGATGGAAATGAAAAAATTATCGGCGGAGATATCCATCTTGACGGAGTAAATGCTAATAGATGGATTGAGATATCAAAAGAAACTTTAGAAAAGTATTTTGTAGAGGTGGAAATATGAGCGATAAAAGTAAAATTTACGATTACATAAAAAGAACAATAAATCCATACGGGAAACCTTTTGAAGGAACGGCTTACGAGTTGGGACTTAAAATCATGGATTATATCGAAAATATGGATGATGAGAAAGAAAATGGATGGATTCCGGTCAGTGAGAGATTGCCGGAAGACGAAAAAGAGTGTCTTGTAATTCTTGAAAAAGTCTATGGAACACCTGAAAAGCTTTATGGAATTGCGAATTATTTAAAATTTGGTGACGCCGGATACTGGAACGAAAAGAAATATAGGTATCTTGAATGGGACAAATATTCGGACGGACACGGCGGAACAATGATGTATAAAGTTATCGCCTGGACGCCACTTCCAGAGCTATATAAGGAGGGCTAAATGGGATATTGTAAATTAGAGTGTCCGGACGGTGAAACACAGTGCTGCATTTGCTGTGAAAAACAGTATTTCTGCCAGTGCAGATGTGATGATATGGATAACTACGAATATGCAGAAGATTGCGAAGATTATGTTAAGTAGGATGAGCCATGATTACATTCTTATTAGGATTCACCCTTGGAACCATATTCGGAGTAACTGGTCTTGTATGTGCAGCGATCATGTACGACAAGCACCACCCAGACGATTAGAAAGGAGAACGGTATGTTGACAAGGAATAAAAAGCTGAAAGACTACGGTATTCCGGCAAATGACATAGAAAAAACTGAATACGATGCTGAAAGACTTCCCGGCAGAGTACGGATATCTGCTTTCCGGTGCCGCCTTGTCAGCTTGCCCGAAAAACACGGTGATAGCAGATATGGTAATTGAGAATATCCTACACCGGAAAAGCTACAGAAAAATCAGCAAAGAAAGATATATCCCGATGAATCCGAAAGACTTCTACGGATACAGGCGCAAGACCGTCGCTGTACTGTATGAGAGAATGCGGTTGTTGGGAGTGTGGGAGGAAAAATAAATGAAAGAATATAAATGTCCAAAGCAGAAACACGTAGACGATGCTAATAGCAAACAAGACGATATTGCAAGCATCATTTATAGCACTCTCGATCATATGTATTGCGATAATTGCAGATTCAATAGCGAAATTAAAGAAAGTGATAATGGTGAATGGAACTGTGATGAATGCCACAGAAAATATAATGGATGGGGAATTTCCATGCAGGAAAGTAATAAAATCGCAAAAGAAATTTTAAAACAGTTAGGAGAATAGAATATGAGCAGACTGATTGATGCAGACAAAATAATTGACTCTCTTGGAAATTCGGATATGGATTTTGCAATAGGTGCAGTTATTGACGAACAGCCGACAGCTTTTGATGTGGACAAGGTTGTTCAGCAATTAGAAAAACGGAGTACATTAGCAAAACCTGTGGGATGGACGAAATCTTATGAAATCGTAATTTTGAATGATGCTGTGGAGATTGTGAAAGGCGGTGGAGTTGAATGAGAGAAATTCTTTTCAGGGCAAAAAGCATCCAAACAGGAGAATGGATTGAGGGAATTCCAATTAAAACACATTTAGGTTTATTTATCAGCTTTGAAGAAAATCCGCATTATTGCAGTCAATACGGATACATGGAAATTGATGATATTTTAATGGTAGGCGAGAAGACCCTCTGCCAGTTCACAGGACTTTGCGACAAGAATGGCAATAAAATTTGGGAAAATGATATTTTAAAAACGCGGTCCGACGAATATGCACAGGTTAAATTTGGATTCTATGGTACAGGTTTCGCAAGTGGCGATTACAATCAAGGATTTTACGCAGCATTTCCAGAAGATTTCTATTATCGACATGAACTTGGATATTGGTGCAAAGAAACTTATGTCAGAGGGAATATCTTCGACAATCCAGAATTATTACAGGAGGAACCAAATGAGTAAATGGGATGTAAGTGTTAGCATGAGATTATCAATTGATTATGACGGAATTATAGCTGAAACAAAGGAAGAGGCCATAGAAATAGCAAAAAGTAAAGCATTGGAAGACATTGATTATAACAATTGTGATTGTGATACTAGCAATCCAATAGTGTATTGTTGCCTTGAGGAGGAATCATGAGTAAATCAGTATTAGTGATGGAAACACCAGAGAATTGCTATGTTTGCCCGTTCGGAACTGCATACTGTAGCGCTCTTGAATATGAGGGTTTGTGTGAATTAGCTGACTGTTTAGATTGCGATGTAATTCTGATGACAGAAGAACATTATGATTGTGAAAGTAAATCAAGACCAGACTGGTGTCCGCTTATGGATTTGCCAGAAAAAGACAATGGAGATTATCCAGCTAATACGTCTGATGCTGGCTTTGCAGAAGGATGGAACCAGTGTATTGATGAGATTACAGGAGGAAATTTTGATGATTGATTTAACAGGAAAAAGCGTATTTGTAAGAACACAGGAAGAGTATTCTAAAGTTTTAAGAATAGCAAAATTACAGGGATTTAGGTGGGCAAGAGGAAAACATTTAAACACAATCGATATTCCGCTTCCAAATATGTTAAATTTTTATGATGAAAGAATAGTAACATACAGCAGTGATGAACGAAAAATGTATGAAGCATCTGAAATTGTTGCATGTGAAAAAAAGCTAGAGGAAGCAATGGCCCACGTTAAGTATTTTGCGAATAACAAAGACAGAATGTCACTAACAGATAAAGTTATTGAATCAATGTTATTACTTGCAAATACAGTAGAAAGTCAATTGGAAGAGGTGAAGTAGATGGAGAGATTAACACTCGAAGAGGCAATTAATCATGAAAAGATGATGGCGCAAAGAAAAAGATGGAATGGTAAATTTACTAAGGTATCACTGGGAAATGAAGAAATTAATAAACGATTCGAAGCTGATTGTATTAAAGATGCAGAAGAACATGAACAGTTTGCGGAATGGCTTGAAGAATTAAAGTCTTATAAAGATATTGGCACTTTAAAGGAATTAAAGGAACTCAAAGAAAACGGTACATTTACTGGATTAGAGCTTACTAAATTATCGATAATGCAGAAAGAGTTGAAGAAATATAAAGACTTAGAAGAACAGGGCTTGCTTGTGAGATTACCGTGTAAGGTTGGAACAGAAGTATATTACATCTTAGGCATTCCAAATAAGACGCCATGTGTAATCGACAAGTGCGTATTTGAGTTGTCGGATATAGATAAAATCGGTAAAACAGTATTCCTCACCCGTGAAGAGGCTGAGAAAAAACTGGAGGAGATGAAGAATGAAATTTAAAGAATTTGTAAACTGGTGTAATGAAAGAGCCTGTGATGGATGTTGGGGAATGCTAGAAGCAATAGCGTGTATTAATTTAATAAATGAGATTATGAAAATCCAATTTTGGAAAAGAGAAAAATTCTGGAAAGAAAATTACGAGCAGCAGGTGTTGGAAGAGATTATTAATCCGATAGAGAAGAAGTTGGAGGAGATGAAGAAATGAAAGAATATAGTTGCCCGAAATGCAACAGCACAGATCTTTTTATCAGAAAATCCGGAAATAACTCTGGATTGTACTGCGGAGATTGTGGAGCATGGATTAAATGGATTGGAAAGAAAGAGATTCCGTTGGTTGAACATTTTCTGAAACAACATAAGGAGCGGTAACCATGGACGCTAAAGAAGCAAAAGACATCTTATCCGATATGAGAGACCAGCATTTATGTTTCTTGGGAGATTCAGAAATCAAAGATGAATGGCAAGAGAAATATCTCAAAGAAGCATGGGCGTGTGATTCTGGTATAAAGGTTCTTGCCGGATTAATCACAGGGATAAAGATTGACAAAGGTGTTATCGCAGAAAGTATTTTGCACTACGGCAAAAACAATCAAAGTACAGTCTGCATGGAAGAATGCGCCGAACTTATCCAAGCAATCAGTAAGGCAAAGCGCGGAAAAATCAACCGTGATAATATGATAGAAGAAATTGCAGATGTGTTGATCTGCATCGAAATGCTAAAGCAAATGTACATGATATCCGATGAGAAAATTAATAAGTGGATTGAAAAGAAACAGGCGAGAGAAGCAGAAAGGATGAAGAAGAATGAATAAATGTTGCGCTAGTCAAGATGGAATATGTCGAAATTCCATTCTTTTTGGAACAAGATGCGATGGTTACAAAGAAAGATGCAGATTAAGACCAACTTATAACACTATCGAACAAACAGTGAAGAATTACCAGAACAATTTAAGAAAAATATTTGGAGCGGAGGATTAATCATGAATAAGAAAGAAATCGCAGAGATCAAGAAGCAGTTTACACCAGCCAATTGTGCAATCACACGCATTTGTGGTTGTTATGTGGATGCAGAAAAAAATAAGAAAACCAAAATTAAAGAAGCTTTCCTTTCCCTTCCAGAGGAAGAAATGTTTAAGTATTTTGACATTTTCAAGAAAACCATGTCTGGCAGACTTGGAAAAAGCCTTATGAATCTTGAATTCCCATTAGCACAGGAAAAAGAGGGTGGAACACAGGAATTTCTTATGCGGATCAGAGCAAGTAAGCTTAAAGATGATGATCTTTTGGATGAGTTTTACGACAAAGTGATTGAAAATTACGATTATCCAGAAAATTACTACATAGTTCTCATTCATGCAGTATATGATATTCCAGGAAAAGCTTCTGATGGAACCGAAATGCACGATGCATCAGAAGAAATTTATGAACACATTCTGTGCAGCATTTGTCCAGTAAATCTTTCAAAGGCTGGGCTTAGCTATGATGTGGCTGAAAATAACATCAAAGGCAGAATTCGTGATTGGGTAGTCTCAAGACCAGAAACAGGATTCTTATTCCCTGTATTCAATGACAGAAGTACTGATATTCATGGAACTTTGTATTTCAACAAAAACATAAAGAATATTCATCCAGACTTCATCGAAAACGTTCTTGGCACACCAATTCCACGTATACCCGGCAATGAGATCAATGTCTTTTCAGATTTTATCATGGACAATTTCGAAGGAAATACAACATTCAATTTCACTGAAAGCCTAATTGAATCTTTGCAGGAAGTAAGAGAACAGAAGAAAGACAGCCCGGAGATGATAACTGTATCATGTGACGAAATGGAACAGATTTTTGAATATTGCGGAGTTCCAGGCGAGAAGTTATCAGATTTCAAGGAAAACTGGGAAACGTATTTCAGTAATGAGCCTGCTGCACTTGACAATATCCACAATTCAAAAACTGCAAAAATTGTAACACCAGATGCAACAATCTGCATCCAGCCGGATAAAATTGCTCTGATTGAATTGAAAGAAATAAACGGCGTTCCATCTCTTGTGGTTCCGGTAAATGGAGAACTGAAAATCAATGGAATTGAAGTTGAATTAAAATAAACACTTTTTAAAAATCCAGAGATTGGAGAAAGGAATTTCAAAATTGGCAAGCGCTGTAAAATGGATAAAAATATGTTCAGACATTTTTGATGATGAAAAAATAATGCTAATTGAAAATTTGCCAAGTGCGGACAGCATTATCGTAATCTGGTTTAAATTGTTGTGCTTAGCCGGAAAAAATAACAACAGCGGTGTTTTTATCCTAAACGATAAGATTGCATATACTGATGAAATGTTAGCGACAGTATTCAGGAGAGATATTAACACGGTTCGATTAGCGTTAAAAACATTTGAGAACTACGGAATGATCGAAATTGTTTCCGGAGTTTACACAATTCCGAACTGGGGAAAATATCAAAATCTTGATAAAATTGAGCAAAAAAGCCAATATATGCGAAACTATATGCAAGAATATCGAAAAAAGCAGAAAGACAAAATAGAGTGTAAAACTAACAGTAAACTTTACGGTAAAGTTAACAGTAAAACTAACGTTAGCTCGGCAGAAGTATATAATAAAGAACTAGATAATAAAGAATTAGATAATAAAGAAAAAGAAATAGAAGAAGAGAATGATTTAATAGTATCTAAAGATACTATTCGTCAGACTGACGTCCAACGAATCATTGATGAATGGAATACTCTGGAAGAATTTGGTATCACTCCTGTAAAAAGAATGACACCAAAACGAGAACAGGCAGTAAAAGCTAGAATCCGTCAGAACCATATGGACGATATCTTAGAAGCCATTGAAAACATTCGCCATAGCAGCTTCTTACAAGGGCAAAATAAAAATGGCTGGATGGTTACGTTTGACTGGTTCTTAAAGCCTGGAAATTTCGCAAAAGTATTTGAAGGGCAATACGCAGACAAGTCTACGAATAGACCATGCAGCTACATGGAGAAAATCCAAAACAGGGTAAGCGAGGTGGATAATTGGGTATGACAAGAGAAGAATGGGCGGTACTGGTAAAGGCAATGAAAGCTGTGTACACTTCTCCATCATTTCTGCCAGATCAATATGCTTTTGATACTTGGTACGGACTTTTGAAAGACCTAGATTACAAGCTTTTAAGTTTTGGGTTGAAGAAATATATGCAAACTGAATGGAAAGAACCTACAATAGCTGCATTACGGCAATGCGCGCAGAGCCTTGCGCCACAGTCTGACGAACTGAACGAAACAGAAGCTTGGAATCTGGTATCAAGGGCAATTTGGAACTCTATATACCATGCGGAAGAAGAATTTTCTAAACTTCCAGAAATAGTTCAGAAAGCAGTATCAAGTCCGGGGCAGTTAGAAGAATGGGCGAAATCAGGGAATATAGATGGCACATGGTGGAGTGTAGTTCAGTCTAATTTCCAAAGGACTTACCGGGCAGAAGTACAAAGAGAACAGGAACGAAGAAAACTAAGTCCAGACCTTTTAAAAATTATAGATACTGCCAGATTGGGAGGTGCGGAAAATTGCCAGATAGAAAACCATGGAGAGAATTAAAAAGCACTGAAATTATAGGCTTAAAGCGGAGACAATGCTCAAAATGCGACTATTACAGCAAGAGCGAAAATGCATGGAGCACAAATGCAACCTGTGATTATATCTTAATTGAAGAACATAGCAGAGGATGTGATCCGAGGGATTGTGTTAAAAATGGTATCTTCAAGAAGAAAGCGAGAGGAAAGTCAAGAGTAAAGCGAGTGATTCTATGAGGAAGATAAGCGAAATGTATAAGCGATCTGGAGGTACAGCTTATCAGCATACCTGTTCGGAATGCAGATTCTTCCGTGGTGGTAAGCATCCGCGGTGTTTACAATACGAACTGGAAATTGATTGGAACCCAGATTATATAGCCTGTAAATTTTACAACCTGGAAAAATCTCTGATTGATGGACAGGTAAACATCTTTGATTTGTTGTAAAACGTGATAATTGTATACTTAAAATAGTGCAGAATCGTTCAAAAGAGAATAATGGTAGAAATTATAGGGCATACAAAAGATAAAGAAAAACAGCGCTTAAAACGAGATAATTATATGGAGGGACAATTAATGGAAAAAGCTATATTGTATGCCATAAACGAAAGAATGTTCTCACTTGGTCTGATAGATGAGAAAACAAGAGATAAAATTAAAGCTGAAATCAGCATTAGAAAGTAACGACAATGTATTGAGTGGATTTATATGAGGTGTTATACTTTATATGATTCCACTCCCTGTTTATTAAGGGAGAAATGCACTATGAATATTTATTATGTCAGAGAAAAATTAAGAAATTGCTCTATTTACGACATTGAACTAAATGTTGCTTATTATGCCAGGGTTTCTACTGAAAAAGTTGAACAGCAAGCATCCATTAAGCACCAGGAGGAACATTTTGAAGATCTGATACATTCTAACAACAGATGGAAGTTTGCTGGTTCTTACATTGATGATGGTATTTCTGGAATACATGCGGATAAAAGAGAAGAATTTCAAAGAATGCTCAGAGATGCAAAGCTCGGAAAAATTGACATGATTATTACGAAAGAAATTTCAAGATTTGCACGAAATACTCTTGACAGCATCCAATATACCAGGGAATTGTTATCTTATGGCGTATGCGTGTGGTTCCAAAACGATGGAATTAACACTATTGATGATGATAGTGAGTTCCGACTTACTATTATGGCTGGGGTAGCGCAGGACGAAATCCGCAAGCTTTCTTCAAGAGTAAAATTTGGACACGCACAGTCAATCAAAAATGGTGTTGTTCTCGGGCACAGAATGTATGGATACTCAAACAATCAAGGAAAGCTCGAACTGGTTCCAGAAGAAGCGGACATGGTTCGAATGATTTTTCAAGATTACGCTTCCGGAATATCTACGCCAAGAATCGAAAAAAAGCTCTGGGATATGGGATACAGAAGTTTCAAAGGTGGGAAAATCAACCGGGATGTCATAAAAAATATTATTCGGAATCCAAAATACAAAGGATACTATTGTGGAGGAAAAGTAAAGGTTGTCGATATGTTCACCAAGAAACAAGAATTTCTTCCGCAGTCAGAATGGATAATGTTTAAGGATGATGGTTCAAGAGTACCGCAGATCATTGATGAAGCTACCTGGGAAAAGGCAAACGCATATTTAAGAGAGCGTGGAGAAGCCATAAAATCAAGAAGAACCTCTTTTAAAAGCGAAAATATTTTCACTGGAAAACTTTTCTGCGCAAATGACGGAGCACCATACTGGATGAAGCAACATTATATCAGAGGAAAAGAGGATGTTCGATGGGTGTGCAGCTATAAAATAAAAAACGGAGCAGCTTCTTGCAATTCGTTCGGGCTGGCAGAATCAGAACTGAAAGAAATAATTGCAGAATTGATAAATAAATCTTCTGAAAATATTGACAGCATTTTGGAGGAATATTTTGAAATTTTGCAGTCCTCGATCAAAAACATTCCAGACAATAAAAACGAAATCTCACGACTTGAAAAACAGATTGATCTGTTAAAACAAAAACGTGAAAAAATACTGGAATATAATCTGGATGGAAAAATATCTGATGATGAATTTATTTCAAGAAATAAAGAATACGTGAAGCAGATAAAGCAGATTGAGAGTCATATTCTAGAAATCCAAAATACCAAAAGTCCAGAGCCAGTAGAAATACAATTAAGTGCTATTAAAGAACAGCTAGAAAAGTTCAAAGGTGTTACTCCACAAGATATTAACAGACAGATTGTTAATGAACTTTTTGAGAAAATTACCGTTGAACCGTTGGCGGTTACATGTGCAACACTAACATTTCAATTGAGGTCTGGAAGCCTTGAAAAATGGGGGTTTCCCTTGCGCCGTTCTGACGATATGATTTTTACTCTACATTCAGAACAACACAAGATATTTAGTAGGAAAACTTGCATTAAGACACAAGATATGGTATTTTTCAAATATAAGTACCTTTTAGCACTATAAGAGAAAAAAATGGGAGTGGAATCAATGATACATACAGCTTATGACGTAATGAAAGAATTTTTAATCACGGATGCAGACCTTGAAGGCAAGTACGGAATCCCGAAAATTCCAAAGACTTTTATCCATCCTGGAAAAGATACTGTAGACTTTGCGGAGAGCTTTAGCCGGAAGATTAAGAACCACCGGGAACTGGATGTAAATTTCTATGTGGACGATGTACAGTTTCAAAGATTGTGGAATCAGCCAGACAAGTATATGGAGCATTTAAAATGTTTTCACGCAGTCATTATGCCAGATTTCAGCATATCGGTTGGCAAGAATGGAATGCCGTTAGCTATGTGCCTGTGGAATAAATACCGCAATCATGCATTGGCTCACTACATGATCTTGAACGATATTCCTGTAATTCCGAACGTAAGCATATTACCGGAATACTGTTGGGACTGGTGCTTTGATGGACTGCCGGAGGGAAGCACAGTTGCCTGTTGTACCAATGGAAGAGTAAAGAGTAGGGCAGCACGGTTGGAATTTTGCGTTGGTTTCAAGGAGATGGAACGGAGATTGAAGCCGCTTCGAGTTATCATTATTGGAAGAATCCCGGAAGAACTGGAAACAGACACAGAAATTATAAACTTTGAAACCAGGAATCAGAAGATTAATAAGGAGGGCGTGAATGGGAACAACGACTGATAATTACCAGAGAAAGAAGAAACTTTCCAAGTCCCAAATGAAGCGGACTGAACGATTAGAGAAATCATCCCACAGAAGATATGGAACACGGAAGAAAGAAGGATTAAATAAATTGTGAATTTTGAATCATTTAAAACTTTACTCTATAGAAATATTTGTGCAAAATTAAAATTTAAGTGGCAGCTAGAAAATGCGAGAATTTTTCCGGTTGCCACTTTTTTTTCTGGATTTCCTTGATTTTTGGCTGCCAGAATGATGTTGGAATTTAGGAATTATCCACAAGTTAGTTGCAACTATTGAAGTCTTGAACAGCTGCGGTTATTTATTACCACAAATCAACCAGTGACAGCGCCTGGAGCCGATACCACGCCAAAATGATGAAACCGGGAACGATTGAACGTCAACAAAACCGACCTCCAGTTGTAGCACTGGAAGATCAGAACCAACAGACAACAGATAGTAGGAAATAGCAACAAGCAACATGTAACACGGAGTTAAAATACAATAATACTCTTGCAAAATAAGTCTTAAATGGCTTGTAACGTATTTAACCTATATTTTATTGACTACGATTATAAAACACCTTAAAATGGCAAATACGGCGTTATACGAGCATATCACAATATAGTTGTATATCCCTAATTGATATATAACCCGGACAGCTGCGACAGATCACCGGGAAGCCTGTACAAGCTACGCACATAAGAGGACATAATGCGCCTGTTGGAAAGGTACGCAAATAAGGCATAGCCGCACATAGCTATACAAGACTATTATACACCCATAGCCGCAGACAGTCAATAAACCATGCAGACGTTAAAAACGTTTTAAAGGCTCATAAGCGGCTCAAAATGCAAATGCTGCATAAATCCCCATTAATAGCATAAAAAAACGATTTACGGATAAAATAGCGCGTTAATTGTTTGACTTTCGGCATTAACTTTGCAAGGTGCATCTGGCAGAATACCAAAAAACCGCTTGCACGCCGTGAACGTGCCGCCGGACTGGATACCGGGAAGCGGTGGAAATCTATTTCGATGCTGCTTTTTGATTTTTATAAAATAGAATTAATGTTGTTTCTATAGGTTCTACACCAGAAATGCACCGATAATTTCTAAATTTATTAAACTCAGCTTCCAAATGTTTTTCACGTATATAACTTATTATTTGCATTAAGTCCATATTTTTTTCTTTCTTCCCTTCACCCTGGGAGCCAGGAAATAATAAAATCATTCTGAAATCACTACATAATCACTGCATATAGAGTAATTATCACAAAATCTGATAGCTACATAATCATAACCATATTTTTCTATTTTGTAAGGCTTATTAAATTGTTCCATAAAGGCTTTGCAAGCTTTTATAACACAACTTGCTTTTACTGTTGTTATTTTTGATCCTCCAGAATAATATACATTATAGTTTTTCATTCTTTTAACCTCCATAATTTTGATAAAAAGACGCGCCCCGGAATCGAACCGGGCAGAAGATCATCACGCCTAACAGTATGCTAAATTAGACTGCCAGCCAGTAAGTAAAACAAGCTTTCCGTCATCGCGAGGAACCACAACGCCTGCACCATCTTCCCAAGTTGACCAGATCAGCCAGCCGGGATTTGAAAGCTTTTCCTTTTTATCACCGTCAAAAAGCACATAATGCGGTTTTATTCCTTTAGCTTTCTGCTCTTCTGCGTTAGCTATCGCTTCTTCTTCTGTAATTATTCTATTTCCGGTTTGCAAATGAATAATATAGTTATTTCCCATGCCTTCGCTCTCCTTTCTATTTGACACGTTCTGTATAATACTTCTGCACATCAACCGTGCATTCAATATCACACATTTTAGAATTTTTCACTGTCTCAATCTCCTCTTGGATATCCACAGGATAAGACAAACCCTCAAAAGTCTGCCGTGCTTCCTGTAAAATCTTCTGTTTAATGTGCTCTGGTAAATCGGACACTAAAGTAAATGCGTTAATTTTCAAAACATGTCAACCCCTCTAATTTTTGTATCTGTCCAAATATGAAGCATATAGCGGAATTTGTTTTCTTCGTCAACTGTGAAATTTCCATCTTTAACATGAAATATTGCGTAATCACCGTATTTCTCGTTAAGATCCTGGATGAAATTATAAAACTCTTCGAACCGCTCCAGATCGTCCACATGGAGCAGATACCGTTTAACTTCCGGGTTTGGCAAATTAGGTAAAAAACTTTCCTCAGCTAAAACCGGGCTGCGGAATAATCCGCAAACTTGAATCTTGCTCTTGTGATCGTCCTGTGTTTTTCTATCTATCATTGTAAATACTGCCCAGTTAAGGAAATTTAAATACTTGTTATTCACGGTTATACCTCCTATAAATCTTTTTTTCTCGGAACGTCAACGACCTCATAATCATTTTCGGAAAGTTCTTTTAAAGTTCTCAATGCTTCCAGGTTATTTTCTGGAATATCATATCCATTTTCACGGAGAAGATCGGCGGCAGTAACAAGGTACTGAGTGCCATAACCGTATTGAATATTACTTTTTAAAACATGGCCATTTACAACAACCGTTACTGTGTGATAAGTGTTTCCGTATAATTTTTGAAACCATCTGCGGCCTCTAATTACTAATGTTTCGATTTTTTTCATTGTTTTTCACCTTTACCCCTGTTATAATAGGGTTGCCTTTCTTTTTAGTTTGGTGCTGGCTGTTCGTCTTGGTAGGATGCAGCCAGCTTTTTTTATTTTGTCCAGGAACTAGAATTTTTCAATTAATCGGTGCCGTTCCTTATGTCCTCATTGGTTTGAGTGGTTCGGGCGGTTCCGGTTGTTTGTTTCTTTTGTTCCTTTGTTGATATTATAATAGCATAGTTATAACTATATGTCAATACAAAATACAATTAATTTGCAAATAAGTTATAACTATACAAAAGTGCACTAAGAATTTAATTTAAAAAAATCCAGCATTTAAAGTATAAAAATGAACTTGTAAATTAGTTATAAATATGATATAGTTGTAATCAAAAGGAGGGAAAACAAAATGGAAGACGGAAAGAAAGCAGCGTATAAATATATTAACAATTATCAAAAGGAAAAATATGATCGTATAACAATATTGAGAAAAAGTGGAGAAAAAGAGCGGCTCACAAATATAGCAAAAGAAAAGGGATATAGAACAGTAACAGAATTTATAAATGCTTGTATTGATGAAAAATTAAATAGAATGAAATTATAAGAAAAAGCCCTAGGAAATTAATCCCGGGGCTTTTAAAATGCTTATTTATGGCGGCGTAACGACAATCGAGGGGTTAACAGCCCCACCGCCGAAGCTGTTAAGATATTAATAGCACAGGTTTTTAATTTTTGTCAAGAAAAATATTTTTTATTTTTGGTCTTGACTTTCTGTAAAACTTACAGTATCATTGTTATCAACGATGGTCGCGGGAACTCATGGAGGGGTAGTTATTGCAAAATCGTTTGCACCTGAACAGAATAAAACAGCACCTAACAAGCCAGATCAACCAGGCATTGTAGCCCGGTAATGTCTGGCTTTTATTATGCTTAATTATATTATATATAATAATATCTTTTACCCCTCCATAGATTCCTAAGACTAGAGTTTATTAAAAGATATGCTATACAGTACCGTATAATAATATATAAGATATAAATATAAATAAAGATTATAATATAATACCCTAATTATTATTTATTAATTATTGACAAAATAATGTGTTTTATTTTATGCAAAATTAAATTTGACAAGATATTAAAAACTGTGTTAAGGTATCAGCAACAAAGAAAACAGAATATTTTATTTTAAGTTTTAGAGAATGTACCCGAACACCCGGAAGTTTTCCGGGAATAAGCTTTACCTGGTGACATTCTCTTTTTTTATTTATAAATTAACGTGTTAAAGTGAGGTGATAATATGAAAGATAATACAGTAAATGTACAAGACGTAGATATCTATTTAGATAATATTAATATATATGCTGATGAGTATATAAATACTGTATTATGTATATCACCAGATAACGAAAACTATAAGAAAGAAGTATCAGATAGCTTTGTAGATATGATTTTTTATATTGCAGATCATATACAAAAGCCAAGTAATGACAATATAGAGCTATTAGATAAAATGTTTAATACTTATGTGAGATTATGCAGTAAATATCATGTATTACCAACCCTAGAAGTATTTAGCTTTTTAGTTGGGATTAATCGTACAACGTTTACTGACTGGATGAATGGAGTGTATAGAACAAACTCATCACATGGTGACACGGCCAAAAAATGGTTTGATATTTGTAAAAACTGCGCAATCAATAGATTACATAATCAGACCGGAACAAATGCGAATTTGATATTTGTTGCAAAAGCCGCCTATGGAATGGCAGAAACTGCACCAGTACAAGCCGCGCAGCAATACGGAGTACCACAGCAGACAGCCCAGCAGATCGCAGAGAAGCACAAAGCGGCGCTGGAGCTTCCAGAGATGGAAAAACCGGAGCTATAACAGTAAAAACACTATATGTTGTGATTGCGAAGAAACGGATTCTATATCTAGTAATACGCAATGTGCAAATAGGGTACACCCTAAAAAGACATTTTATAAAACACTGTTTTTTGTGCAATATTACAATAGATTTTGCATAGCATTCCCTTGATTACTGCCGCAGGCCCTTAAAGGTCAGCGTTAAACCAGGGAAGCGGGAACCCATGGGGCGGCGGGCTTCCCTGGTAGCGTCCGTCATGGATATCGGGGAGGGGGTATATATAAAGCCCTAGTCAGCGGTAGTTACCACCAAAACCGCCCGAAAAAACAAAAAAGCTCTCCTTAACATGGCAGGGATAGTGATTCGAACACGACAAGCAGTAAGCCTTAACTGTTTCTCTGCCAATACAAAATAAGGCAATACCAAGAAAGGCAGGTATAACGAATGAACGATATGATGATTTTTAGCAATCCAGAATTTGGGAATGTAAGAACCACTGAAATAAACGGGACAATTTATTTTGCGGGAACAGATGTAGCAAAAGCACTTGGTTACTCAAAACCGCAAGATGCAATTTCAAGGCATTGTAGACACTCCGTGAAACATGGAGTAACCGTAACAGTGTCTAATCAATATACTCAGTCTGGAACAAAAGTAGTAGAAATGAGTTTTATTCCAGAAAGTGATTTGTACCGTTTGATTATGAGAAGCCAACTTGAATCAGCAGAAAAATTTGAAGAATGGGTTACAGCAGATGTTCTTCCATCTATCCGTAAAACCGGAAAATACGAGATGGTTCATAAACAGGACTCTTACCAGATTAGTGATCCGATAAAGCGTGCCGAGAGATGGATTGAAGAGCAGCGAGAGAAACAGTTACTTGAACAGAAAGTACAGGAACAGAAACCTAAAGCTGATTATTTCGACAGTCTGATAGATAATAGGCTCCTTACAACTTTTCGAGATGCAGCAAAGGAATTCCATATCCCACCTAAAGCGTTTACTAAGTGGCTTACGGAAAATGGTTATATTTACCGTGATCGGCACAATATTATTAAACCCTATGAACCGTATAGGAAAGCCGGACTTTTCCAGATGAAAGATTTTTCAACACCGTTTGGCTATTCAAACGTCCAGACATACATAACCGTAAAAGGAAAAGAGACATTCAGACTGTTGCTGCAAGGCCAGGGGTTGATTAGAAAGTAAAAAAAGAGAACCATTAAGGCTCTCTTTTCAGATCATCAGTCGTCAATTTGATTGAAACATCTGGTTTAGGTTCAATTATTAGTTGACATTCCAAAAAATCAAGAATCTGAATCAACTCATCAGCAGATATACTTCCTCTTGAGAATTTATTTGCAAGTGATTGCGGAAGCATACCAAGATGCTGAGCCAACTGAACGCTAGTTACTTTTTTCATTTTCATTATTTGCTTTATTTTATCAGAAACCATATAAATACCTCCTGTTGACATTATCATAATCAAAATCGTTTAAATAGTCAATAAAAATACTCATAAATGTGTATAATGTACTTGCAAATATAATTGAAAAAGTGTATAATCAACCTATAAACAAACGGGAGTGATTATATATGAAGATAGGATATGTAAGAGTTTCGACAGTAGATCAAAATGAAGCAAGACAGATTGAAGCAATGAAAACAGATGGTGTTGAGAAAATTTATATGGATAAAAAATCTGGGAAAGACTTCAATCGTCCAGAGTATCAGAAAATGATTGCTTCTCTTCAAAAAGGTGACATTCTGGTAATCCATTCGATTGACCGACTTGGAAGAAACTACGAAGAGATTATTGCTGAATGGAGAAGAATCACAAAAGAGATTGAAGCAGATATTATTGTACAGGATATGCCGTTGCTTAATACTACGCAAAACAAAGACTTGACAGGAACATTGATCGCAGACATAGTTTTGCAGCTTCTCTCATATGTAGCACAAAGAGAAAGAGAAAATATTCGGCAGCGACAAAAAGAAGGCATTGCAATTGCAAAAGTCCAGGGCAAATATAAAGGTCGTGCCAAAAAAGAGATAGATAAGGAACTTTTCAACGAAACTAAACGTAGCTGGCAAAGAGGGGAAATAACAAAAGTACAATTTGCCGAGATTATGGGAGTTTCAAGAAGCACGCTATATAAACTTTTAGAGGGTGATAAAAATGATTGATTTCACAAATAAGTGCATTGTTACAGAAAACAATGTTGAATCAGAACAGTTGCTTAAAAAAGCAATAGCTCAAGGGTTCAACTTGCCAAAAGGCCAAAAAGCAATGGAATCACATAGATATTTTCATTTTATTGGAAGTCCATATAAACATGTTGTGGCTCCTTATGAAGTAAGTTCGAGTGATTTCAACAAAGCGGTTAGATATTCGGAGTTGTTTGGTGATGAGCAAGAAGAGCTAAGAAAAATTGTTGATTCAGCTGCAAGATGGTGCCGGGCATATGGATATGAACATTTGAATGTATATGCAAACGAAGAGCTTGAAAGTTATACTGGAAAGGCAATCGCAAAGACAACAGACAATATCATACAGCGTGCTTATGTCGAAATAAAGAAACCACGCAAACTGACTGTTTCAGAGTTGGAAGCATACTTAGGATATCCAATTGAAATTGTAAGTTGAGGTAAATGCTCATGAAACCAAACCCACAATCCGAATCCATCCGCATCCGATTTTCCGAAAAACAGAAAAAAAGG